AGCAATGATGTCAAGGTTTCTTTGTGCGTAATGCAATGTTGAAAGTTCCATAAGTTTGTAAGCGGTTACCTATACACCGCAAGGTTAAATGATTATTGTTTAGTTACTAAAAGGATGTCAATAGGAATTCCTTCGTAATTTTCGAATTGATTAGATAACATTTGGCAAGCCTCTTGCTCATCACTAGCTTGGATTGGTTTGGATTTTTGTACTTGAAAGCCGTTTTCTCCTTCAAATCCAAATGTGATTACATATCTATTATTCATAGTGTTAATGCGGTTACCTATACACCGCAAGGTTATTAGCTATTTTCTTTCGTTTAAGTAAATCATATACTGACGCTCTCTTTCTTCGCTTACCCAATTCTTAAATTCTTCCATAGGTAAATCCTTCGAAAGTTCTATGTTCTCTTGCTCGTCATCGAATTTATTCCAAGGAATAACATATCCTTGCTCATTTGCATCAATTAATGCTTGAGTCTTAAAACTCATCTGATATAGATTGTCGAAATAAATAGTTATCTCATTGTCATATTCGCTATGATAGTAAGTCAATTCTTCAGCGTACGCAAATTTCTCTATGATTTCTGCATACTTTGTTCTTAATATAAATAATTGATTTTCCATAAGATTATGCGGTTACCTATACACCGCAAGGTTATTGTTATTAATTAAGCCTCTATCCAAAGATTATAAACTTCATCGTATGTACACTCCATTATTTCAGCTACGCGCTCAAATAACCTTTCTCTTACTAAAGAGTCCGATACCCCAACGTATTCATAAACATCTCCAATATTCCCAATCAAACCTAAAAAGGTAGCATTTGGATTAATTTCTAAGCCCAATTCATCGGACTCAAAAGCGGTAGTATACCATTTTTTGATATTATTCATAATAGTGAGCGGTTACCTATACACCGCAAGGTTTGATAGTGGAAATTACTTTGAAAGAATTAAGTCTACTGCTTCGTGTGCCTTGGTAGATGCACTCATAATCAACTTAGGGTCAGACTTTAGTTTGCTAATCCATCCGTTGATGTATGCTTGCGAATTCTTGACATCGTCGACGATTGTCTGAATGCCCGTGATAGCCTCTAAATATAGCGCGCCTAGTTCTGCTACCAATTCTTCCTTAGAGTATTCGCTAGAGCCAAAGTTTGCCGTTTTATCTAGGCGATTAAGGCGTGACGAATGACCAGTGCTATGGATAGCTTCGTGAAAGAATACCTTGTAATAATCCCCGTTAGATTTCCATTGGTCTGTAGTCTTAGCGGGCATATGGATGTAGTCCCCGCTAGGCGAATAGTAAGCGCGTCCTAGACCACTATGCTTTAATGTTACCTCTTTAGCCCAAGACTTTAGGATAGCTTCAGCGTGTGCGTCCGCTTCCAATTCTGTAACCTCGATAGGTTGCGCGGGAGTGTCTAGGGGCAAAGTCGTTTGCGAAATTGAAAACACCTTGAATGTCTGTAGGTAAAACGCTTTCTTAGCCCCCTTTTGTAGGTGCGATGGGATATCTTCGATGCGTGGGAAATATTGAACTTTGCCCGCAATTTCTACCGCAAAGTTGACCTTCCAAAGATAAACGTCTGTAGACTTTTCGCCTTTGTTAACGCGAGCGTCTAGCTTGCTTACTTGGTTAAAGGTGTACCACTTATTAACCCATCCTTTGTCGATAGCCTTAGCTGATAGGATGAACTGATTAATACCGCGGTATGGTTTGCCCGACGAACTGATAGCGTTCCATTGTAAGGTGGTGCTATCCTTGAAAGGCTTGAACCATTGCAAGCCCTTAGCTTGTAAGCCCGCGATAATTGTATCATTAATATTGTCGATTAATTCTGCTTGAGTTGCCATAAGATTTGTGTGTGTTAAAGTTGATAGTGGGATATTATAGTAATGGTAAAAGGAATGCGCATAAGGTTGCGATTGCTAGAGCCGTGATTAGTTCGCCCTTGTCTTGTGACGCCTCCTCCCCTAGGAAGAAGACGATTACTTTGTTTAAGGTATTCATATATTAGGATAGTATTTGAGCGATTTGAATTAAGGCGCTCGCTACCATATAGATAGCAAGCGCGAAGAAGAATGGGATTAAGTATTTCATAGTCTTAAAGGCTAGGAGAGCCTACGTTAAAAGATGGGAAATTATTGCACATTCTACGCAAAAATGGTAGATTCTTGCGGTAGGATATATAACCTTCATCGCCATCGGCGTTTCTAAATTTCTCAAAATGAACGCCATCTTCTGATACGAATACCCGACCTACACCATCGTAAGCGCTAAGGCTTGCCGAATATTCTACCACTCTAAACTGGCGAACGCCCTCGATTTCGTATACAACTCCTACTTCGCCTTGAGAATACTCGCTTTTGCCCTTGCCTAAATCGTAGAACTTGCCGTTGTATTTGGCATAGCGCTCGATTTCTTGCTTCCAAATGCGGGCGTTATACTCGCGACGTGGGTGGTTAATTGCTTCTTCTTGAGTCAATTCGATTGCTTGATTAAATAATTTTCTCATAATGTGTGTCGCGGTTACCTACACCGCAAGGATAATGTGTAAGACCCCCGTAGGGGTTTCGTCCATTAGGACTCATCAGTTACACTAGATGGAAGTCAAGTCTGTCGCCCTCGCTAGAGCGCATCGTATTGAATCCTAAGTAGCGCTCTTTGCCATTGGTAGATGGGAAGAAGCTAGTGTGATTGCTAATAGCGGATAACTTCTTCATTAACTCGGGGTCAAATCTTACCTCGATGATTATAACCTCATACTTTTCGTCTTTCTTGTCCTCATATACTTTCTGACTCATCGTGAATGATTGACCCTCTAAGCCTAACTCCTTGATTTGTAACATTGCTTCTGCTAATACATTGAATTTCATAAGATTTGATTCGGTTACCTACACCGAAAGGATAGTTGATTTAATTTCTTTTTGTTCGTTAAAGTATTGCTTGATGTGATTCGTAACAGACGAATATTCTGTAGTCTCTACAATCATACTAGTAGTTAGCTTTAAGTCGCACCAATTGTCTAGATAGAATGTAATTTCGTATCTATCAAATCCCCACATTTGCCCTAAATTCTCTACATCAGCAATGTATTCGCCTTGCGAATATCTTGTAATTTTTGTTGCTTTCATTTGTGTGTGTTTAAGTTAGCGACTAGGTGCGGAATCGAACCGCACTGGCAATCCATTGCCTAGCCGTATTCATAAGCCTTGAATGAGTGGCGTTTTTGTAACCGCCTTTGCTGACGGGCAGGTTCAGTCCACAGAACCTTGCATAAAATCTTCCCTCTACCGCGCAGAACTTTTAACCTTCCGTCAATTAGGGATGCAAGTAGAGGCTCACATATCGCGGGGGCATCGGGTTTAACCTAGCTGACTACCGCAGTCGACCATCGTATGTATCAGGTCGGGAGGTTTATACACTGGAGCGATAAACTGCTCATCCAAGTGCCTAGCGTAATGGTGCTATGTGGGGCGTTCTACTTACTGAGCCAATCCGTGCGTTCAGTATACTTGCCTTGCAATGCCCCTCTTTCGGGACAGGGAGAATTTAGGGTGTTCTCTTTACCCCCACATAAAGTGGATATTTTGCCTTTGAGGACGTTTCCCCGCTGATGACATTACAAAGATTGCCTAAACTTTTTGATTTACAATAGCACCCCCTTAAAATAACCCTGATATGAGACGAAATCCCGAAATGTGTAGACGAAATCCCCATTTTCTTAGAATAATACAACGAAAATATACTGTTTTTGTACTATTCTAAGAGAAACCCCTTTAAAAGATACTGAAACCGCACACACGCGTATTGCGCGCACATCACGACACGCGCAAGCGTACACACGTCGCGCAGGTATGCACACACACGCACATACACGCGAGCACACACGCGTAGGCGCACATCACACACGCACACGCGTATAGCAGAATTTTTAACATCAAAATTACCCCTATTTTGCGTCTAAGGCATTATCTCGCTCTAGGTGGATAGAATGGACATTCTAGGGGGTAAAGTGTCTTAAATCGAAGATATGACCCCTTAAAACGAATGCTAGTAAAATGGGGTGTTTTCTATGGGTGTGGATGCGTGGCGGGTAGTCCGCCTAGGTCATTTACCCCCTCACATTATCCTAGAGGGCATTATTCTGTACAAATATTTCCCTACTTGACTAGTAGAGTATTGTTTCTCTCTTGCTGAAGATGACATCGGTAATATAATGCCGATATAGATCCATTGTATCAGGAGGATACATTAGGAAATTGTTTATTGTATCACAGTAATACATTGACCTAATTTTTGGATTTCGGATTCTGAAATGCGACCCCACCCCATCGCCAAAAGTCGTTTGTCGTTCTCGCGCGCGACCCACGCCCAATCACATATAACCCTGAATCTACAACCACACGGTGCAAAAACTGCGTTTAGAGCAAATTGACCGACGAAGCATATGATAGTAATTATTGTATATATGACCTTATCTATCTATCTTTACCTTTACAAACCAAACAAACATTTTAATGCTTACTTACGATATCAAGAAATCGCCACCAAATACGGTCGTGGTTGAAGTGGGTGCTGCTTTGGATGATACTGTCCAATACGGTAATTTAAAGCTCCATATAGACCCTGAATTTAATCCTACGCAGTACGCCAGAATCTATGGTCGTGTAATAGCTGTGCCTGATGGAAAAGCTTACAACGAAGAGGGCTTTGAGATTGAAAAGGAAGTACAGGTAGGGGACATTATTTACTTTCATTACTTAACTACATCTGATGAAACGAACTGTATCTACGGGAACTATTATAAAGTACCTTATTATTGGGTATTTTGTATCGTTAGGAGTGGTAATATATTACCTGTTGGTGGCTGGACTTTATGTGAAACAGTGGTTGAAGAAGAGTTTAATCACGTTGAAGTTAACGGTCAAAAGATTGAGGCTATAACATCGGCTTCAGGTCTAGTAATTGGTATCAACAAGAAGCCATCTACTAAGTTTGCTAGGCTTGCACATATTGGTAAACCATTAGTCAATACAGATGAGTTAAAAGTTAACAGCGGGGCACTAGTAATTTTAAACAAAAACTCAAACTTTAAAAATACCATAGAGGGAAAAGAGTATTATACAGTGCGCCAGGGCGATATTTTATGCTCTAAAGACTAGACCCCTCTGGTAACTGATTACCATACCCCTCTGGTAACTGATTACCATACCCTCTGGTAATGTATTACCATACCTCTGGTAACTGATTACCATATAATATATAATATAATAAATAAGTATTAATAAACAATATTGCGCGGAGCCTAAAGACTATCAAACCATTGAAACAAAAAGGAAACTTGTTTCCTTTAGAAGACAAAAAAAAAGAAAAGAGATTGGGACGCCGCGCCGCCGAGTTTCAATACCGCGTAACATATAGTAGGAGCATAACAGATATGGCATTATTCAATAAAGAAGATTTCGCAGACTTAGCAATACCTATCGAAGATAGCAACCTTGCAAAAAATCCAATTATCAAACAGATATTTGGGAACGTACCCAGTTCAGATATTCCAATTCTTATTTACATAGCACTCATATACGACCAGAAGAGTCCGCTAAGATTAAAAATATCTAACATACAGGAGCGTAAGGAGGAGGCTGCTGAGATGTCTGGCATTAAAGGAGACACCTCTGATATCTTTGCTCTAAGCGACAATAAAATGCTTGCCTATATAAACTCCTACTTAAGGCATCAGTCATCTAAGATATGGTCTATTCTGGCAGCTAACGAGGAAGTATTATGGCAGTATCAGGGAGAGTTATTAAGTCCTATCACTCAATACAAAACTGACAAGGATAAATTACAGGCACTTGAAATTAAGTCAAAGCTAATGGCTGAATGCGATGCCATTATTAAACGTATTGAAGCTTACGAAGATAAACTCTTTGGCGACACTAAAGAAAAGAAAAGTGAGATTCTTAACTTAACGCCTGAGGCAATAGCAAATGTATAGGAAACACGCCAAAGGGAAACCTTATGAGATTAATGGTATAACGGTTAGCATCCCGCCAAATGGGTATGTATATAACATTATAACTAATGAGTGGGAGAAGCGTGAAATAATGTCGCGGTCTGTTAAGAAAGACTACCAGTATTGGGAAAGACCAGAACCACCTAAAGATTACGAGATAAAGCGTAAGAAAGAGATTGCTGCTCAAAAAGCTAGTCCTGGATATTATAATCCTGAACTTCAGGAATATCGCAACCAAGAATGGGACAGGCGTCTTAATGGATTCTGGTTTTACAACAATGGTCACGCAACATATATTACTGGCTTACATTACTTTTACTTGGTGCATTGGAAACTTGACGTAGGCTACCCCTCTTTTAGGATGACTGATAGGGACTTTTTTATGTTCCTAGAATACTGTGTCCAAGACCCTAACTGTTTAGGGATGGTAGAGGTAACTAAGCGTCGTCAGGGAAAGACTATGCGCGCAGGTGCATTCCTTTTTGAATTAACATCTAGAAGCAAGAATAAGAATGCGGGTATCCAATCAAAGACATTTGAGGACGCTAAGGAGAACGTATTTGCTAAGGGAGTTATTATGCCATTCAAATACTTGCCCGATTTCTTTGTTCCTATATACGATACAGAAAAGGGTATGACCCCTAAGGGAGAACTAAGATTCTTTAAAACAAATAAACGAGGTGCAAATGACGACATTTTTGCTGAAAAGATTGAGCTTGAATCATCTATTACTTTTAAATCGGCTGATAAGTTTGCTTATGACGGTATGAAGCTACATCGCTACCTAGGCGATGAGGCAGGTAAGACTAAGAACGTGGACGTCTACGACAGACATCAAGTCTTACAGTTCTGTCTGCAGCAGGAGGAAAATATTATTGGCAAGGCTTTGTATACCACTACTGTCGAGGAGATGGAAGATGGAGGGGAATCATTTAAAATGCTATGGGATGCATCCAATCAGAACGAGAAGAATGCCAACGGTAGAACCCGTTCAGGATTGTACCAATACTTTATGCCTGCTTATAAGACTTTGTTCTATGACAAGTTTGGTCAAGCCGACGAAGAAAAGGCAAAAGAATTTTATCTAGCAGAACGTGCTGCTTTAGAGATGGACCCGCGTGCACTGGCTTCTTTTATACGCAAAAACCCTTTTACAATAGGCGAGGCATTCTTTAGCGAAGCAGACACTTGTTTGTATGATGCGATGGCATTGAACAGACAGATGGAATCTATATCGTGGATTGCTGAAAAAGATTTATATTTGCGTGGAGAATTTGTTTGGGAAAAAGCAGAGCGTGATAGTAGAGTTGTCTTTAACGAGACTTCCAATGGAAAGTTCTTGGTTCACAAGAAACTTAACATATATGACTACGCTAATTTCAACCAAGTAGAAGAATACGGTACTCGTAAAGTCCCAAAGGAAAGTAAAAAGTATGCAATAGCAGTTGACCCCTTTGACCATAGCATTACCACAAGTAAAGAGCGGTCAGATGGTGCAGCTTATGTGTATAGAAGATATGATGCGGTAGACGAGTTTAGTGAGACGTTCTTAGTTGAATATCTTAATAGACCTGAAAAGGCTGAGATATTTTACGAAGATATGATTAAGCTTTGTCATTTCTTTGGATGCGAGATATTATCCGAGGATAACAAGGTTGGCTTGATTAAATACTTTGAGTACAGGGGATATGACAAATTTTTAGTTAAACTACCTGGTGCTAGTAAGTATGGAATCTCGGCTACGGTTAAGACGCACCAGCAGATTGCAGAAGTAACAGAAAGTTATATTACAGAGAACGTAGAAAAGGTTATCTTTATGCGATTATTAAAAGACTGGTTAACTTTCGATATTAACAAGACTACCAAATTTGACGCCGCGATGGCATCTGGTTACACGTTAATACAAGCTAACAAGTCTAAGTTTAGTGAAAGAGTAGAGCAAAAACAGAAAATATACGATATAAGGGAGATATTCCCATTTTAAGCTATGATGGAAAAAGATGTACCAAAGAATATGGACTTTCCAAGTCATTTAATCGATACCGAGAAAAAAGACAAGAATTGGATTTCACAATACATTAAAGCTGCTTGGCGAGACTTTGGAACCTATTACCCTAATCAACTATACAATGGTCGCGAAAACTATCACGAAATCAAGCTTTATATGCTTGGCAAACAGTCTGTTAGCAGATATAAGAAGCTGGTTAACCCATCGTCCACTGCTAATGAAGACCAATCCACGGCTAACATAAGCTGGGACATCTTACCTATTATCCCTAAATTCCGTCGTATTGCGCTTGCTACATTAATGAAGTCTGACTTCAATATTTCTGTAGACGCTATTGACCCCATTGCTCAAGACGATAAGAATAAATTCTACGCAGATAATGCGGCTAAGTTAATACTTAAAGAAGAGTTTGAAAAACAAGGCGTTGACCCATCGTTAATTCCAGAAGCAGATATTGATGCAGCTAACCTGCAAGAGCTTGATATGTATATGAATTATTCATATAAGCATAGAATGGCTATTGAGATGGAGCAAGCTATTGACCTTATTTTGAATATGAATAGCTTTGAGCAAGAACGCGCACTAGCTATTGAAGACCTACACGATTTTGGTATTGCAGGTTACAAAGAATACTTTGATGCTGCTGGCAATATAAAGATTCGCCGTATAAATCCATCTAATATGGTTATGTCTTATACGACTAATCCATCATTTAAGGATGTTCAGTATATGGGCGAGGTAGTAGAGATGACAATCTCTGACTTAAAAGAATTAGCTGGCGACCAGATTACTGCCGAGCAGTATGAGACTATTGCAGAAAAATATACTAACAAGATGGGTAATCCTACGCTTGTTAAGAATACTGGATTTAATCAAACTAAAAACTATGATGGATTCCGTATTTCAGTATTAGATATTGAGTTCTATTCTGTTAACAGTCTTATCTTAGAAGAAAGAATTAACTCCAAAGGTAACGTTGTTGTAGGTAGAGCTTCTAAAGTAAAACCAGGTCGCAAAGATAAGAAATATTCTAAGACAGATTACAAGGTTGTTTACCAAGGCAAATGGATTGTAGATAGCGATATCTTCTTTGATTGCAAGTTGGCAACTAATATGAAACGCGCTAAGTCTGATTTATCAAACACTACGCTTTCATATCACGTTGTAGCACCTAACATCTATCAGATGATTACTTATTCATTAGGTAGCCAAATGAAAGCCATTGCTGACCAGATTCAGTTAGCTTGGTACAAACTACAGAACGTGATGCTACGCGCACGTCCTCGTGGTATTATGATTGAACTTGGTGCTTTAGAGAATGTGCCTATTGGTAAGGGTGGCAAGGCAATGACGCCTATGCAGATTATTGACTTATACAACCAGACAGGTAACTTGGTTTATCGCCGTTTATCTGATGAGGGGTCAGCTAGTAATTACAAGCCTATTGAGGAACTTGATAACGGTATTGGTAGCGAGGCAACTCAGTATTTCAATATCATTACTAATAACATCCAATTACTTCGCGACATTTTAGGATTTAATGAGATTACAGATGGTTCAACACCTGACCCACGGACATTAAATGGTGTGGCGAAGTATGCATCTGAATCAACTAATAACTCATTAGACTTTATTAAGCGTGCAGAACGTGAATTATTAGAGAAGTTATGCTACAACTTAACTCTTCGCATTCAAGATTCTGCTGAAAACGGAACAATTGAGGGGTATATTCGCGCTTTAGGCAGTTCTTCGGTACAGTTCTTTAAGTTAGACCCTAATACTAGCGCGCACGAGTGCGGATTGGTAGTTTCACAAAAGCCAACTGAGTTTGAAAAAGACAAATTAGCTCAAAGAATCAATCTAGCTATCCAGTCTGGACAGATTACCTTAGCGGATGCTATTATGCTTGAAAACCTTGAGAACTTAAAGTATTCTGAGGTAATGCTTGCGTACAAGATTAAACAGAACGAGGAAGAGAAACAGAAGCGTGCTTTAGAGCAACAGCAAATGAATGGTCAGATTCAACAGCAATCTGCTCAAGCTGCGGAAGCTGCTAAACAACAGACTCTTCAGATGGAAATCCAGCTTAAGTCTCAATACTTGCAGCTAGAAAAACAATTAGAGGCTCAGTTATTAGCTATGAAGCTACAAAATGAGGCAATGATTGAGCAAGGCAAACTTGAGGGCAAAATTAATACGGCTAAAATTGAAGCGGATAGCCGAGAATACATTGCCCAGATTAAAAAGGAGGAAAAGCAGCTTGCAAGTAAAGGGAAATAGTTTATACATTTGCATAACCAAACAATAATATAATATGGCAGAGCCGATTAATCTAGACGAATTATTGTCTAAAGACGAACCAATTGAAACAACAACAGAAGAAACATCAGATACTTCCGAGGAAACTTCTAGCGCAAATGATAGCACTGAAGACCAAGGAGTTGATGTTTCTAATGAAGATAATGAGCCTCAAAACGTTGAGACTCCTATAGAAGATACCGAAACAGCGGAAGTTGAAGATGGGTATGCGCAAGAAACTGTAGTTCAGCAGACTGATACGACTCAGTCAAATGACGCGGATAGCATTCCAGAAGAAACTCCTGTTGCTCAGTATAAATTTAAAGACCCGTTCATTGAGAAAGCTGTACAATACTACGAGACGTATGGTACACTACAGCCTTTCTTAAGAGCAACCGAAGTCGATTATAGCGAAATGTCGGATTTAGAGGTACTTAAAGTTAAGTTTGATACAGAGAACTATGACTTGAGTCCTAAAGCAAGACAAAAGCTATTTGATAAGGAGCTTGAGAAATATGGGTTGGATACTTATGACGAGGAAGACAAAGAAGTTGGGGAGGCTTTATTAAGGCGAGATGCACAAAAGCTAAGACAAACTTTTATGGAAGAGCAACAGCAATTCCTAAACAATGTCAATTCATCGCCACAAGTTTCAAATGGTGCTTCGCAAGAAGAATTAGCTGCTCAACAAGAACAGAGCAGAAAGATTATTAGTGAGGGAGTTAGCGGTGTTATCAAAGACAACATTATTAAAATAGGGGCAAACGGAGAGGGTATTAATTACCAGATTCAAGACCCAAATGCTGTCGTTGATTACGCTATGGACTCAAACAAGTTCCTTTCCATCTTTGCAAAAGACGGAAGTGTTGATTGGGATAAGTGGACAAAAACAGTTGCATTCGCACAGAATCCAACTCAATTTATAAGCGAGTTAATTAAACACGGAAAGTCTTTAGGACGCAAGGCGATGGAGTCTGAACTAAAGAATGTTGTGCCTCCGACGATTAATAAGACGGTTATTGAGTCTAACAATATTGAAAGACCATCAGATGACCCAATTGCTTTCTTACAAGGTATGACTATTACAAAAAAATAGTGTTTAACAATTAAATTATTTAAAAAATGGCTATTGGAGCAGGTAACATCGACAGAACATTCTTGTCGACTGTATCATTCACAAACACGTTAGAGCAACGTGAAATTTTAAAGGACGTACTTGACATCTATGATGAAGAGGCGTCTATGTTGGACGTATTAGATTGGACAGGCAAGTCAAAAGCTACTGCACAAACTGAATACTTCACTGTACAAAACAACTTCTTATATGCTACGGCTACAGTTAAAACTCCAGGTACTTCTGCGGGTTCAGCTGGTGCTTCAGTAGATATCACTTGCGTTGGCGCAACTTCTGTTAAGCCATTAGTAGGAGAATTGATTTTGTTCTCTAACGGTATCGTTGGTTACGTTTCTGCAATTTCTGCAGCTACAGACTTCGTTCTTACTGTTAAGCCAGTTAATTCTGCGGATGCAATTCCTGCTGCTACAACTGGTTCTAAGTTATCATTTATGTCTAACGCGTATGCGGAGGGAACTGGTTCTAACCAGATGCGTAAGTCTGACTTAATCAAGCGTTCTAACAAGTTACAGATTTTCAAAACTAAAACTTCTATCACAGATATCGCTTACGGTTCTAAGATTGAGGTTGAGTTCAAAGGAAAGCCTTACTACTTCTTAAAGCAACAGCACGATGCGTATTTGAAGCACCGTATGGATATCCTTTATGCTATCTTGTTTGGTCGTGAGTCTGCAGGTTTAACTGATGCTGCTGGTAACGCTATCAATACAACTCGTGGTTTACGCGATACTATTGTTAACGCAGGTGGTATTTCTTCTTCTACAGCTACAGGTAGCACAGTTACTTTAGCTGACTTATCTGCATTATCTCGTTTGATGGATGCTAACCGTTGCCCATCTGAGTATTTATTATGGGCTGGTGCTGATTTCGATAACGCTTTTGATACAACTATTACAGCTGCTACTCAATTCGTTAACGGAGCAATCAACTATGCTTCATTTGGTGGTAAGAAAGATGTTAGTATTGCTTTAGGTGTTAATTCTATCGCTGCTTACGGACGTACTTTCCACAAGAAGCGTCTTAACGCTTTATCTCATCCACAAATCACTGCAGTAGGTGGTGCTACAGCTTTCACTAAAGAAGCTTATTTAGTTCCTGCTGGTAAGATTAAGGTTGAGCAAGGTGGTGGTCAAGTAGACCGTATGATGATGCGTTACTTAGAGATGCCAGATGGCGTTAACTCTCGTTTCCGTGAGAAGATGTTAGGTGGTTTAGCTCCAACTCCAACTTCAGATACTGACACTTTAGATATCGTGTACAGCTCTATCGAGGGATTAGAGACAGTAGGTAACGAGCACTTCGTTAAATACTCAGTCTAGTCTTAGATTGGATAACAAAGAGAGGGGGAGCAATCCTCCTCTTTTTTGTTTTAATATTATTACATACATTTGCGTAACCAAACAAAATAAAAATGAAAGCATCAGACTTCAATCATCTGCCAGAAAAGATGATTAAAAAATTAAAGCCCAACGAAAGGGCTACTTATCGCGTAAATAATGTACGCCCTGACCCTGATAATCCAGGAAAGTTTTTAATGCCATCTGTAATAACAGTTAGACCAGTAGACAGTGTTCTTGACAAAGAAACAGGTAACTTTATTGACATTGCAGCAATTGAAAGAGTTGATATTGATGGTAATCCTAGTTTTATAACTATTGCATTTAACGCAAGTAGTATGGGATATTTATTTCTTGATGGAGGTAATCCTGTACATCAAAAAATATATCAATATCTTGAATTATGCGGATACAACTCGTCTAATCCAGATAGAAATCCAAATACTCACGAAGACATATTTCATCGCGTGGATGCGCAGAAAGAAGCTAAGACAGAAAGAAACTTGCGTAAATTAATCGTAAAAGCTGTTAACTTAGCGTTAGAGTTAGACGACAAGAAAGCGCGCGAAGTTGCGTTAGCATTAGGTATTGATGCCGATAGCACTGACGAACTTCGCAACGAACTTGAAGACTATGCTGGAGATTATCCAGAAGAATTCTTGGAAGTAGTTGAAAGAGCTTCTTTAGCTAATGAGACTGCATTAAAAGACGCTGTTAAGAAAAACATTATTAAGAACGACATTAACGCGTCTTGCTTTAAATGGGTTGAAACAGGAAAGGTTCTATTTACTTACACTAAAGGTAAAGACAAGAACTACTTTAAGGAATTAGCCGACCATTTATTAGAAACAAATCCAGATGAGCTAGAAGCCATCAAGAGCCGCTTAGGCTAAATCCGACTACAGGATTGATTTGTTTGGTTGGGTTAATAAGAGAGCGCTGCATATTGTAGCGCTTTTCTTTTTTTAAAGCAATATAAAATATCGTATATTTGAACAAATTATCCTAGGCTCAATATGGCTATAAATTTTTCAGCCCAATTTATTGTAAACGAAAAGACCTCAAACAGGGTCTTACGTTTGACGGATACGTCTACGGGCTTCACTTTAGCCAAAGGTAACTTCTCGGTTACGTTCCCTGATGGGTCGCAGGTATTGCACACAGACTTCCAATCGCCCGACATTAGTGCGCCAGGTGGCTCTGTGAGTATATTATTGATTACAGATACTGATAATACCGTTCTTACGGGGACGTATGTAATAAATTTTGTCGCATTAGATGCTGCTTCAACGCAATACACTAAGCAGGAGTCATTTGATTTTAACTGGGAGAAACCAGCAAAAGCTATTAGCAATGCTTCAGATGTAGTATTGCCAGATATTAAATTCTTAGACGACACAGCTTACGAGACATCGGGTAATTTCACAGGCGTTCTAACTAGAAACTTTTACACTACAACTCCATCTACTAGTGAGGTGGGAGTAATTACAAAGACTAGCGTAGGAGACGTTTTAATGCCCTCTCACAGCTCGAAATACTACGAGGGCATATATCTGGTCAAATCAGATATTTCCGTGCTTTATACGCACACTTCTAAGTCTTGGCTAACGGTAAGTTACGTTGACTTACTTCAGGAAACATACGACATTAGAGAGGCGCCTACTCAAGAAGAGTTGGTTGCTTTAATGAATACTTATAAAGACCAGATTGAGGAATATAAAACTACCAATCCATCTCAGTACGAAATTCTTAACGAAGAGTATGACTTAGTAGTTGGCTTATACTCTCACTTGTTGGCTCGCTATGAAACCCTCACATTAGATGGATGCAAGCCAATATTAGACCAATTATTAGGATTACTTCCTCCGACTAACCCTTATACATATAAGGCTACTCAGATGTTGCCTTTTAATTTGTCTCCAGCTAATCTTCTTTCCTTTAAGATATCTGATGGAACAACATTAGACCCAATTAATAAGGGAGAAACGCTTACATTTGAATCTGCAAATGCTGGATTAGGCATTGCAGTAACTGACAATAAAGTTACCTTTACAGCGAAAACCGCTTACGTTCATACTCAGACTGTTGCAGCCGCCGTATGGACAATTACACATAATTTAGGCAAGTATCCATCCGTTAGTATAGTTGATTCTGCAAATGATGAAGTTATCGGAGAGGTACGTTATACAAATACAAACCAGGTAGTAGTAACATTTTCAGCAGCATTTAGCGGCAAGGCATTTTTAAATTAACATAAGCAATGGCAAAGAAGTTTTTAACCAATTTAGATTTAACGAAGAATCAGATATTAAATGTCGCGATTCAAAATCTATCATCAGCTCCATCCTCTCCTGTAAACGGTCAGGTTTATTTTGACACAACAGACCTTCGTATGTATTTCTACAACGGAACTGCTTGGGTAGATATGTCAGGAGATATTCAAGATGTATTAGGTGGCGCTGGATTAACGGCTTCTACAGCTAGCGATGTTGTCACTCTTGATGTTAACGTAGATAACGCTACAATTGAAATCAGTACAGATGCCGTCCAAATTAAAGACCTTGGGGTTACAACTGGTAAGTTAGCTGCTGGTGCTGTTACAACAATTAAGATTGGCGACAACCAAGTAACATTTGCTAAGATTCAAACTATTGCAAGCGGTAAGTTATTAGGTAACGTTTCTGGTTCAACAGGCGCTGTTGCTGAAGTTGAAATATTAACATCTACTACCTTAACGGGGGCAACTAACTCAAATATTCCTAGCGCTGCTGCCGTCAAAGCTTATGTTGACGCAAACACAGGTTCTTTAGGTAATTTAGAGGGAGCTTGGGATGCTTCTGCTGGTTCTTTCCCAGTTGGTTCAACTCCATCTGCAGGAACTAAAAAAGGCGACTACTGGTATGTTAGTGTTGCTGGTACAGTAGACGGTGTTGCATTTAATGTTGGAGATGTACTTGGTGCTAAGGTTGATAACGCTTCAACTACAACTTATGCTGCAAACTGGTTCTCTTTAGAGGTTAACCGTGACCAAGCTACTGAAACTACACTTGGTCTTGCAAAGATTGCAACACAGACTCAAACTAATACAGGTACTGACGATACAACAATCGTTACGCCTTTGAAGTTAAAGACTTTATTAGATAACCGTACTGGAGGGTATGCTGCTAACGTAGGAGACGGTTCTGCTACTTCATTTGCATTAACTCACAGTTTAGGCACAAGAGATGTTGTTGTTTCAATTTATGATAACACAACTTACGAGGAGGTAATCACTGACGTGGTATTAACATCAACTTCTGTAGTTACTGTATCATTTGCAGTAGCTCCAGCTTCTAACGCTTACAGAGTAGTTATAAAAAAATAATAAATGACTAAGTTTTTAAATAACGCGGATGTAAAAGGTTACGTCGCTCAAACGGCTGTAACCTCATCTTTGCTTAAAACTGATTCTAGCGGTAAATTAGTCGCTGCAGTTGCGGGAACTGATTACAATGCCCCTGGTGTAACCGCTAGTGCTGGCACATTAGTTCGCGAGATAAGAAATACAACTGGAGCAACTTTAACAAAAGGCACAATTGTTTATATTTCGGGAGCTACTGGCAATAAGCCTACCGTATCAAAAGCACTTGCAACAGGAGATTCTACATCGGCTCAAACGTTCGGCTTGTGTCAAACTGATATAGCTAACAACTCAAATGGAAATGTAGTTGTTATAGGGGATATTACTGGGTTAGATACAAGTGCGTTTACTGAGGGAGCACAATTATACCTTTCGTCTACAACCGCAGGGACATACACAACGACTAAGCAATTAGCTCCTGCACACTTAGTTTACATTGGTGTTGTGACTCGCTCACATCCGAATCAAGGGCAGATTGAGGTTAAGATTCAGAATGGATATGAATTAGATGAAATCCACGATGTATCTATCTCTTCTTTAGCAAACAATCAAACTCTTGTTTGGGAGTCAGCTACAAGCCTTTGGAAGAATAAGACTATTGCATCAGCGTTGGGATATACTCCTGCAGATGATTCTGCTGTAGTTAAGCTAACAGGCAATCAAACGGTTGCTGGAGTTAAGACATTCACTTCGGTTGTTAACGCGCCAACATTATCTCTTAACGGAGGTGTTCTTGCTGGAAACAACATTGTTTCAATGCGCTCTAACCCTACAGGTGGACAGTTCCGTATTGAAAAATCAGATGGTTCATTATCTGCTTATCCATTTTATATTGGAGCAGATGGAACTGCTTTAGCGTACTATTACAACGCAGCAGGTGCGCTAAAAGTATTGTTGCATACAGATGGAACGTCATATTTTGGGAATAGCTTAAGTGTTGGATATAGCACATATGCTTCAACAAGCTATATGCTTGATGTTAATGGTACGGGTAGGTTTATTAGCAGCGTTAATGTTCAAAACTTCTTAACTGTATCTTCTGCATCTACATTAGTTGCGCCATCTTCAGGAAAATCAATTGAAATGGTTTATCGTACAGATGGGGCTAATGATTACGCTTTTATTCAGACTTACGATAGGACAAATAGTGTATTTAAACAATTAAGAATAACTGGCTCTACTTTAATTTTAAATGAGGGAGGCACAAACGTCGGTATTGGCACAATTAGCCCAAGTAAAACTCTTCACGTCTACACAACTGGGAACGAGGGAATATTCTTACAAGGCTCAACAGGAGGTGTATGGATGAACATCCAATCTGCTGCAGGTAATCTTTGGTCTATTGGAGCGCAGAATGATGGTATGGGTGTTTATAATAGAACAAGTAGCTTATATGCATTCTTTATTAAAGACAACCGACAGTTACAAATTTCAGGATATACTTCCGCAACATCTTACACAGGCACAGCCGCAGGATACCTTGCGTTTGATTCTTCTGGAAATGTTATTACGGTAGCGGGGGTTGCGGCGACGGATAACACTAAGTTGCCACTTACAGGCGGAGCTTTAACTGGTCCATTGTCTATTGCAGGAACGGGTACTTATTTAGGAGACTGGGGTTACAGCACTCTTACTCTTACAGATACAGGCGGATATCCAGGCATATTTTTTAAGAATGGGTCTAATATCTGGATTATGCGTCGTAATGGTGCAGACAATGGATTTGACTGGGCTTATTCAACAAATGCTTCTGCTCAAGGAACGGGTACATTTACTCAGAAAATGCGACTTGCAACAGACGAGTGGTGGGTAAGTACTTATACAGGCTATAAACTTCAAGTAACAGGAGGAGACCAGATAAATACAACAAATGCTGGAGTTGTAACTACATTGTACCTTCAGTATCAAGGTAATGTAGGAGGTGCTGTCAATATTTCTGCAGGCAAATTTACTTTTTCAAGCGCAGGATTAGCAGTATTTAATGGGACAGGAATAGCAAATTCGCCTAACTTAAGAATCAACACCTCTTCTTCGGCTTCTTTTGTTCATACACAAGAAAACTTTGCCGCTAATATTACTGCAGGACAAAGGGCTATGATTTTTTTTGGAAAAGTAGGCTCTACTAAAAATGCTGGAGGTATTGGATATTACTGGTCTTCAGATGCTTCTAATAACAATTTTATTACTTTAGGGCATTGGGGTAACGATGACTTGCTCCGAGTTTATGGAGATGGAGCAGTTCAAGCAACTGGATACTTAAGAACCGCTGGCGCTACAAGCAATACAATTCTTTGGGCAGGCGGAGCAAGTTCTGCTGATTTTGGCAATGTTCTTGGTCAAGGTACAAGTACTAGAAGTACATTTTTTAGAGGGGCTTCATCTGTATCAGCTTGGTGGGGCGGAACTGATGGTCTTGGAAATATTATTCCATTTACAGCTCTTGACGCTACATCTGGGGAATTTACATTCTGGAGAAATAGTGGTGGCGTAGGCGGAGGTTCTTGGACTCAAATAATGACAATGAATGCTTCTGGATTAACTATTAATTCAGGCAGAATCATTATGGGTTCATTTCCTAACTCGACAACTAATGCAGGAGAGGCTTGGCTAGGTAGAGCGGCTGACAGAAGTTCAGGTAGTATAACTGTTCAGTTAGGTGGCAGTACAAATGCCTCATTCTTTGAAGTAGTAGACTATGCTTGGACTATGGTTACCCTTAAAGTAGGAATGAATGACTTTTCTTATAAAGGAAATACAGTTATTCACGCAGGTAATATTGGTTCTCAAACTGTAAGTTCCGCTACTTCAGCTACTACTGCAACTAATGTAGCTTCCCCTGATGGAGATAGAAACCCAAGTACAAAATTACCTACTACTAATGCTAGAAATGTTAGATTTGATTTTGCAACATCGGCATCTATTGGCGGCACAGGTAATTATGGAGGCGTAATGACTTATGCTCCTTGGGACGGTACGTCTGCATCAACAGGAGATTCTTCATATCAGCTTGCATTTTTAAATGAAACGGGTGTTAATGCATCAGGTGTTCCAGGATTATCATTAAGAAGTGGCATTAATAGTACTTGGAATGCTTGGTATAGAATTATTACATCTGGCAACATTGGGTCACAGTCAGTTGCTACTGCAACATTTGCAACAAACTCATCAAAATTATACTCTACTGATGCTGCTTATAACTATACTTCAGCAGCTCCATATTATGGATATTTAACATATGTATCGCCATATTGGTTATTCCAGGTAAGTCCTGCTACCCCAGCTAATGTAAGAGTTGCTCGTTCTGACAGCTCATCTGTAGCTGATAATGTAAGTAGTATTAGCGGCGCTACTGGTGGTAATTATAATTGGACTGGATTAAACTATTTTAAATCAAATAGAAATACAAGTACAGACTCAGCTCCCTTACAAGCTTTTTCAGATAATGGCAGTGGTGCAATTATGTCATTCCACAGAGGGGGATATTATGCTATAAATATGGGATTGGATTCTGATAATGTTTTCAGAATTGGAGGATGGAGTGCTTCGCCAAATCGCTTACAGTTAGATATGAGCGGTAATTTAACTGTAGCAGCAACCGTAAACGCTCCAAGCGGATATGTATCAAGTCCAAATCCGTGGGGTACATCAGATTCAGCATTTTTCCCTAATGGAATTACAACGGCAGGGACAACAAATTGGATTTATGGTTCAATGACATATATTGGAAATGCTCCATCAAATGGAAATGGACACCATTTTACGTCAGGCGGAGATTCTAGGCATACTGGAACTATTACGCCTAATTATATTGGTAGACCATCGCATTCGACAGGTTTTCTTGTAGGCTCATATAATAATATTGGAGGAAATTCTAGCTATACAAATCCTATTTATACAATTGGAAGTAGCTATAATCCATCAGATAGTTCTTTAGGCGGGATGTATGGCATAGGTTATGCACACCCTAATCTTTGGGGGTCAGGAAAAACTAGTAGTTGGGGCTTATATGCTTGTGAAGGAGGAACAATAAATGCAACAATAGGTGGTGGCGCAGTTACTATTTGGGCACAGAATGATATAGTTGCCTATTCTGATATAAGAGTAAAAGATAACATTGAAGTTATTCCTAATGCAATATCTAAAATACAAGCACTTCGTGGAGTTACATTTACAAGAATAGATGCTAAAGAAGAAGACAGAAGCAAGCGTCACGCTGGAGTTATTGCACAAGAAGTATTAGCGGTTCATCCTGAAGTAGTTTCTGGAACTGAAAAAGATATGTATTCTGTGGCTTATGGTAATATGGCAGGTCTATTTATTGAAGCTTTTAAAGAACAACAATTACAAATAAAAGAACTTAAATCTATTATTAATGACCTTGCAAAGTAGTGGACCGATTAGCATTTCGCAGATAAAAACTGAATTAAGTTCGGCGGCTAATTCTTTACGAGACCTTAGTGCTGCAGCTGGAAAATCTACCCCAGATGCAATGAGTGAGTTTTATAATTATAGCGCAACTCCTGTATCTTACCTATACAGTATTATAGCTTACAACGGATATACTACTGTATCTGGGACATATACCACTAAAACTGGTGGAACTAATACTTCATTCTCTTTCTATAATTCATCTCCATCTGGAGGAGTAGTAGGAAGTGTTTGTGCTCAATTAAATACAGTAAATGTTACTAGCGGGAATGGGACAAAATCTCAAGGCTCAGTTTGTTAAAATCTTAAACTTTAAATAATAAAAAAAATGGCATTAAAAATTACAACCCAAATCGGGACAGACAAAGGTATCACATCAGAAGCTTATGTGCGTATCTCAAATTATCAGTTGAGCAAATTTGGCTCAGCAAACTTTAATTTAGAAATCTTTCAATCAGAAGAGGACACTACACCAGCAGGTGGGGGTATGCCAGGAACTATGGCAGGACAAGCTCGTAATCAACAAATTGGAGATACTATCTATGTTATGCTTACTAAGCAGGTAGAAGAAACCATTAGTGTTCCTCAGCCAGGACTTGACACAGAAGGTAATCCACTTCCAAACGTTGACCAAGTAATCACTAAAACTGTACCAGATTTATCATCTGCTGAAGGTGTTGATATTTTTGCATTTGGATACTCTCATTTAAAAGCTAAGCTAGTAGGATTGTTCGGAGAAGAGAATATCGTAGACTGCTAATTATTTATTATATTTGTCAAAAATAACCAAACATAGAAATGGAAAAAATTAAATTATCTATTACCGAAATCGTTGGCTTAGAAGCAGAGTTAAATGGCTTAGTCAACCAAGAGAATGGCGAAGTAATCTCTAAGGGATTATTTGGCGAAAAATTGGACCTTGTTACCAAGTATCGCTTAAAGAAATTATCTGACGCATTAACAGCTGAGAAAAAAATTGTTGATGACCTAAGACAAGAATTAGTTAAGAAATTTGGCAAAGAGGAAGAAGGGGGTAGATTTTCCATACCTATGTGGGCAGATGAAGAGCAAAAAGCTGAGCATCCTGATTTCACTGAGTTTAAAAAGCAATATGATGCATTGCTAGTTGAAGAGAAAGAATTTGAATATAATCCATTGTCTGTTGAAGACATTAAGGATATTAAGTCTGACCAACGTTATGACCTAGTATTTCGCTTAATTAAAGAAGACTAATGGATGTAATCCTAGGATAATTATTAGGGCGATTGCTTAACAGCTTTCGCCTTTTTACCTTAACAACAAATGAAGACAGACCAATTATTAGACGCATTATCGAACTGCTTAACAATAGATACGGCTGCGGGTAGCTTATATATATATGGCAATCTACAACAAGGGGCTGTAAAGTCATCTGTGTTATATGCGGATGCCGATGGCAAGATAATTGCCGCTCCAGCAGGTACTCTAAGTACAGGAGGGAGCGGAACAGGTTTGACTTCTGTTGGAATAAATAATTTAACAGCAACAGGAACGCCATCTTCAACAACATTTTTAAGGGGGGATAATAAATGGGAGGCTATTGATTTCACTCCTTATTTAGCAAAAGCAGGAGGCACAATGACAGGTGCTTTAGGCGGAACTAGTGCCTCATTCAGTTCAACTGTTTCAGCAAATGGAATGACTTCTACTGGAGCATTTGGGGGAACTAGCGCTACATTTAGTTCATCTGTTACAGCAACAGGTTTCTTTGAGTCTAGCTCTATCCTATTAAAGGATATAATAAGAAGAGATGGAGACGTTATTTACTTTAAGTGGAAAGATAATAAAGACGAGCAGCTTCATATTGGATATGTTGCCGAAGAAGTTGAAGTTAATAATCCAGACCAAGTAATTACTGCAAATGGATACTTAGCTGTTAATTACGTTGAGATATTAGTAGAAAAGGTTCGTTCATTAGAAAAAGAAGTTAACGAGTTAAAATCACAATTAGCCAGATTATAATATGGGTTGGGCAGACATTACAAGCAAACAAGCGGTAACATTTGAGAACCTATACGATGCCTGTTATTACGGATATCTTTTACAGCTATTGCCTATGCCTCCATCGGGAGTTTCTCCAAAGAAATGCATTCGCGCTGAATTAATACAATCTTATGTTGAAATAGAGCCAGCCCCATTAGCTGATACTCCATCTAATCAAATTGTTACAAAAGAAAAGATTGTAGGAAAGCAGTATGTTTATTATCAGGTAATGGGATGTAGCAATACAGACGGGTACGCTTGGACAAGACAAATACCTAACTTAGGGGCTGGGCAACAATATGTATTGCCATCTTATCCCCCTAAATTTTATACATATACTGGTCTATATACGCCACTTCAAACAAATATTCCAGGAGGGTACAATGGAAGCATACAAAAAACACAACTAACAGGTTGTCCAACTCCATAAATTACTAATATGATTGCGCTAACAATAACATACGGAGCTATCTGCGTTACAGCAATAGTATTATTTACTTATCGGATTATTAAGAATCCTGATAAAGAGGTGTTTACCTATAAAAAGGTTTTGCGGTAGTACAAAAGACTGCTATCTTTGTTATAGATATTTTAGATGAATGGACAATCCTATTGAACAAATAAAGGCTTATTTATTCCCGACAGCAATAACAATCCTGTCGGTAATCATTTGGCACGATGTCAATGAAATGAAGATGGACATTAAGCAGCTAATTGTGCAATCAAACGTAGACAAGACTAGGATAGATAACCTAGAGAGACAAGTCTACAAAACAGGATTACGAGTACCAACCCCACCATCTAAGCTACCACTTCAGGTAGATATGCGTCAAGTTGTGGCAATCAAACCAGAAGAAGACGACGAAAAATACCGCCTTTATAATTTGTAACATCAAGCATTTATATACTAACCACTAAAAATTATGTCATTTATCAAGCAGTTGTTCTCTGACGACAACGACATCAACGAAAAGTCAGTACTAGGATTCTTATCGTTCCTAGTTCTTTTTATCTACGGACTAGTAGATATTATCACTGGATTTGAGGGCAAGACATTTGTTATCGAGCCTGTAATCCTAGAAGTATTCGCTGCATTAACAGCTGGTTGTTTTGGTATCTCATCTTATGAGAAAGTTCAGAACCGCAAGACTGATGCTGAGCGCGAAAAAAACCTACCTGGCGGATTAGACCCGCTTCCAGAAGATGAGGGTTAATATAGCTCTTTTTGTGTGTTGTATGATTGCTATCTTCTATGCTTACACTAAGCATATGCAAGCAGGCGAGACACGTCCTAATGATACCTTAGTTGTACACGATACGTCTTGGCAAGTACACGACTCTATCGTAGAGAAGACAAAGGTAGTCTATAAGGAGGTTCGTGTAGACGTTATGTCTAAGCCTGAGATGCTGCCTGATACAAACTATGCTAAGTTAAAAGAGCAGTATATGGCGTTGCTTCAGTTGTATATGAATAAGCTTATCTATTCAGACACAATCAGAGTCGGCACATACGGATACATTGCGGTATTAGATACTATTAAAGAAAATAAACTAGCTTACAGACGCACGCGTGAGAATTACGAAATACCGATTGTTAAAGAGACTAAGACTATTACTAAATACGCACCACCAACAAGGAATGTATTTGTTGGAGCAGGTGTCCTCGTTAACAATGCTCTTGGAATAAGAGGTGCTGAAGCTGGAATGATATTGAAAACAAAAAAAGACCAACTGTATAACATTAAAGCTTCTGTCGATATTGATGGAAATGTTATGTACGGCGCTGGTTATTACTATAAAATAAAATAATATGAACTTATTACAAAAAATTAAATTATTCTTTTTCCCTGTGAAGAAGAAAGTTATCGAGAAAATCGTAGAAGAAATTAAGGAAGCAGCTGTTGATAACGAAGAGTTTGAAAAAGCAGCTATTGAGATTGCTGAAAGAATTGTAGCGACTAAGCCAAAGAAAAAATACTACGCTAAGAAAAAGAAATAATATGCTATTAAGAGTAGGCTCATTCGGGGATGACGTTACTAAGCTTCAAGTTAAGCTTGGCGTAGACCCTATTGGTAAGTTTGGTCCTAAGACAGAGGCGGCAGTTAAAGGTTGGCAGTCCGCTCACGGTTTAACACCTGATGGAATTGTAGGAGATGCGACGTGGGCGAAGATGTTTGCTCCAGTGGCAGAAGTACCCGCACCACAACCAATCGTCGCTCCTGCGCCAGTTGTAGCACAAGGATTTAAACTAGATGCACTTAAAGGACACGTTCCTCAAGCTGTTATTGATGCTATTCCTGATACGGCAGCTCGTTTTGGAATTACAACTCCACTACGGCTTGCTCACTTCTTGGCACAATGTGGACACGAATCTGGTGGATTTAGAGCTACGCAAGAAAACCTTAACTACTCAGCTAAAGGATTATGCGGAATCTTCCGTAAGTATTTTCCTAGTGTAACTGTTGCAATGCAATACGAACGCAAGCCTGAGAAGATTGCTAACAAGGTTTATGCTAACCGTATGGGTAATGGCAACGAAGCAAGCGGAATGGGTTGGAAGTACCGTGGACGCGGATATATCCAATTGACGGGTTTTGAAAACTATAAATCATTTGATGCTACAGTGCCTGAAGATATCGTAGCTAATCCAGATTTAGTAGCTACAAAGTATGCACTAGCCTCAGCAGCTTTCTTCTTTAAGAAGAATGGCTTATGGGCTATCTGCGACAAGGGTGCTGGAATGGACACTGTTACAGCTGTAACTAAACGTGTAAACGGTGGAACTATTGGTTTAGCAGACCGTCAGAAACATTTTAACGAGTTCTATCATTTATTAGCATAATGGCAAAGCAAAAACCATCATCGGAGAACAAAAAGGTTGTATTTGGTGTGCGTCGTAACGGCAAGCACAAGAAAACAAATGGTCCAAAAGAAAGTCCGTCAAAGAAATCGCGCGGACAAGGATAATTATGAGATTACTGTTAAGCATAGCGCTCTTTTGGTTTATGAAACCACAAGAAATAACCGTAGCATCTGTACAGAATAATGTACAGATTGGAGCGCTTGCTGGCAACAGAAACTTAGAGTTTGGCGTTAAAAACATCCTAGAGGAATTCTTGCAAGAAGCAGGACACGAGGTGTCAGAGGATGCGCCAACGCAGATTAAGGTAGAGATTCTTTATTTAGATGTACTTAAAACTCAGTCGAATCTATCCGTATTCCATAGCAATAAGGAAGCGGTAGTAATTCGACTTAGAGGAAAGTTAATACAAGATGGTAAGGTTAAGAAGACTGTCATCGTAGAAGAGCAAGCAGAAGAGGTTTCAATGGCTATGCTTTTAATTGACGAGGGCGGTAAATTTAACCAAACCAACTTGAGCTCAGCAATAAAGAAATCTTGTAACACCTTAATCACTAAACTATTATAATGAAAAAACTATGGTTTGCCCTTGCAGCAATTCTGCTGCTTACCTACAGCACATCTGCTCAAATAGTTAAGTTGAGTTTGCAAAATGCAAACACTAATACCAATGTTAATGGCGCTGTTATTAACAAGGGCGACGAGTTTCTTGTAACTGTGATGGCGGATGGTAATGGCAACACATCTACCCGTGCATTATATTTTGACTTTGAATATCAGAATACGGCATTCCAATTAATGTCTGTTAACCACACTGGCACAGGCGGAAATGGGGGCATCATTCCTTATGGCTCACAAATTACAATGAGCTATCAAGATTACCCAGGATATACATATAACAAGACAACGCAGAATACTACTGATAACGGCAATACTAACTATAATTACTGTGATTACAGATACACACAAGGAGGACCTAAATCAATCTTGCGTGTATATCTTAACTGGTCTATTGCACAAGGGGGGCTAGGTACTGATAGATTACTTGTTCTTAAGTTTAAACTAAAGACAGATGCTCCAGGATATGCTTGGAATCCTATTGCAATGAACTTTGCGGCAGCGTTTAATCAAAATGGCACATCTGGCTCAACATTAATGACAACGCCTCTTACAAGTGTTATTATGCTAGACCCAACTGCTACTAAGTATGTTAATCCAACAATTGATTACAACGCAAATGTAGACGTTCAATCTCTTCATAGAATCGCATTTACAGATTCTGTAACTAATCAAACTTACTTAGTTGATGCTCTATCTGACGGCACTATTCCTGTAGACCAGACTAGATTCCAGCCTAATACAGTTTACCACGTTAGGACGCTATTTAATATGGATAGCATAAAAGATTTATCTTCGGCGGCAGTTACTGTATCCGACTATACAACAGCACAAGCTGAATTTGTGACACAGAACTTAGACGGAACGTTTAATAACCAAAACATCATCACAGGGGCTGGATATTATGCAGCAGACGTAAACTTTAATAAGAAGTTAGATGGAGGCGATTTAGTTAGATTATTTGCACAGGTAACTGGCGTAGAAAACTTAGTTACACTTCCAAGCAACTATGCAGCAGGAACAGATATGTATATGAGTGCTCCTACATTTACAGAAGCTGAATTTAACGCAATGACAGCAGCTAACTGGAAAGATGTAAGCAAGAATTATGTTCGTTTTAAGACGACAAATATTGGAGCTAATCTACCATTAAAGCTCAAGTTTGTTATTCCAGGAGATATCAATAGAAGCCATAGCTCGCAGGTTGTTATTAATAATGCTATTGCTACTAATGCTGTGCCTAGCTTAAAGAAGAATCTATCTCAGACTCAAACTGCTCACTTGTTGATTAATACGCCGCAGTATATCCCGTCTATTAATGTTACAATTCAAGGTAAAACTGTAACAACCAATAGTTTTGAGATACCTGTTAAAGTAAATACAGGAGCAAGCAATCTATCGGCACTACAATTTGAGTTCGTTTATGACCCGACAAAGGTTAAATTTGTAGCGTTGTTAAATGAGCTACCTAATACTTGGTACACGTTTGTGGATAATAAGGACGGTAGAGTAAGATTTGGAGCCTTAGATAAAGAATTAAAGAATCCTGTAACGGGCGAGCTTACTCCATTTAAGTTGAAGTTTGAGACTATTGGAAACGGGGCAGATATTAACTCAGTGATTCGCGTGTCTCCTAATATGGATGCAGCGTCTAAGACAGGATACCAACTAGGGATTAATTTAAACCTAGAGACTATAAAATTAACGGGAATAAATAACTTTTAGGTTAAATGAAGAAGACGGTAGCATTTTTGTTGATAGTGATGCTGGCAGCTTGCCAAGACATCGAGACGTTAGAAAAGGAAACAAGCCTTGGTTCGAATCCTGAATCAACAGACATTACTAGCTTAGTAGTGGAAAGTAAGCAAGCTACTATTGTAGCAAACACAACTGCTGGAGCTAAATACTCTATTCAGGTGTATAAATTTGGTAGCACAGAGCCATTAAAAACAGTTGGCTTTACAGCATCATCGGCGGCTACTATTAAGACTATTCATTTAGATACATTGTCTCGCGGGTTATATGACTTAACTTTGACGGACGTATCAGGCGTAACAATTAAAAAACCTTTAATCATTAATTAAAATGGCAGAAGAACAAGAAAGCGGAGGCTCACTTAAGAACATCCTTATCGGATTAGTAAGTACAGTTACAATTGCAGTAGGTGGATTTGTGACTAAACAATTAACAGGCGAAGAAGAAGCTGCGCAACCAGCGGCTGTATCGGCTCCAGCTCCTGTAATTAACATTACAACTAATAACACGCAACAGCAAAAGCAAGCTGCATCTGCAGGCGGCACAAAAGTTGTTGAGCGGGTTGTAGAAAAGCCAGCAGCACCTAAAAAGAAGACAGAGAAAGAAGCGCTTGCGGAAGAACCGAAATGGTAAACTATATTATACGCAACAGCATATAATTAGCTTAATGTAAACTATATTATACGTTATTGCATATAATTTATCCGAATTAGTGTTACCTATTTGCCAAAATATGTAACAAAATGTTGCCGAATTCGGAAGTTGTTAAAAATACAAACCAATATGGGGAGGAAAATGATGAAAATCCAAACCAATAGGGTTTGCATTAGTAATATAAACTACAATTTACAAATATGTAAATTTTGTAAAACACAGTTAACGTTATGAAGAAGATATTATTCCTGTCTCTATTATTGACAACTTTTGCGACAAGCGCGCAGGTAGCCTCTGTTAAGACAGAAGCTTACACAGCCTCGTTTGAGAAGAAGATTAATATCGATTCATTAATGGACTACGAGGGTCCAAAGATTCCTATTCAGCTATTATCTTTAGGCATCAATGAAGAAGTCTACGCGGCTTATCCTGAGCTTAAAGACAAGCGTGTGGGGCTTGGAGTCACTAACATTGTTATCGAGTTCCTAGAGGAAACTAATCGCTTCACATTTACCGAAGACAAAGCTGAGATTAAGAACAGAATGGTTAAGCAGTTCCAAGCTTCGCAGGCTGGAATCTCTGAGAATAAGTTAGATGGTAGAGGAAAGATTAAGTTAGCTCAATACTTTGTTTACATTGAATGCTACGATTTCTCGATTAGTGAGGATGAATCCATTTCTATTAAAGGCGACACAAAACAAACTGTAGTCACGCGATTAGGTTTGCAGGTAAAATTCGTCAATGCAGAGACAGGAGAGTTCTTTACAGGCTCAGGAATGGGAGAGGCTAAGACAACTCGTGAGGCTACATTAATGAACGACGGAAACTTTGCTGAGATTAAGTTCAACCAATCTACTATTGGTACAACAACTAAAAAAGCATTAGAAAACGCTAGTGCAAAAATCATCGTTAGAATGATTAAGAAGAAAATCTTCAAGTAATGAAACTGATATATGCACTCCTATTTATCATAGCCCCACTATGTGCATATTCACAAGTTTTAACCCAAACCTTTGTTGACCCTTGCTCTGGGAAAGTTACCGTAGTTACCGTACCTTTGGCTAACGGCAAGACTACTGTCGTCTATAGAGGACAATACAGAGTAGTAACGGCAAACGATATTACTACAGGAGCGTTACAGGCTTGGATTAACGATTTAACTATTAACTTCCCTTGCCCGCAGGCTACTGTCGCTGTAACACAAACCGTAGCAAATGCGGTACAACAAGCAGTAGCAGCAGCAGCATCTGCGGCAACAGCACAAGCTACGTCAGCTGCAACGGCAGCGGCTACATCTGCGGCAACAAGTGCTGCTTCATCGGCAGCTAGTTCAGCGGCTTCTTCTGCGGCATCGTCGTCTGCGGCTAGTAGCACACCAGCCCCATCAACAACATCTAACAGTACACCTAAAGCAGAAACAAAGTCAGAAACTAAGTCAGAATCACAAAGCGAGACAAAGAGCGAAAGCAAGTCGGAGTCAAAAAGCGAAGAGAAGTCTGAGTCTAAATCCGAATCGAAAAGTGAAAGCAAGAAAGAATCTAAATCAGAAAAGAAAAGCGAGTCCAAGAAATCGAACGCTGTGGCGAATCCGATTATTTATAGCTCGGACTTTACAGTCGCTCCATCAAGTGATGTTATTTCTATTATCGCAAGCGTAGGAATGAGTCAAAGTTCACTAATGGGCAACTCTTCGTGGGGTATATCTACTATGATATGGTCTACGCTTAATCAGTTTGCTCTTAGTGGTAGATACACTATGTTAAACTTTGCTGGAGGAAAGATGCAGTCCATCTCTAACTTTGGTATCACAGGCGTCTATTTAGGTGGCACAGCGCTTGGATTTGTTACTGCTGCACATATCCAACCTTTAGGTAAATACGGCACGTCAGGAGCCAACTATACGCTTAGTTTTGCAGGCGCAGATGCTGGGATGAATATCAGTAATAACATAATGTTGTTCTACACTATACCAGTTAAGGTTAGCAAGAGGCTAACTGTATCTCCAGATATATACTTCTCAGGTAGCGCAACAGGTTATTTAACGGCACAACAGAAGTTTATTACATCTAATGATGTTGGTGTGTTAACGGGAGCTTCTTTTGATATTGCGCTAACTAAACGATTTAAGTTTAATTTTGCATTAAAGACAGGGTTTAATAGCAATCCAATTATTCCGCAAAGTTATTTAGGTATGATTGGGACTAAGATAAATTTATAGGTATCTTTACTCAACCAAACAAACAGATATGATTCAGTTTATGATTCCCTCAGATGCTATCAATCACGATGAGATGGCTCATATTAAATTCTTAGGCATTCAGGACTCTAAGGTAAAAACCTATTTAGACATCTTGGAAGCTATTGCAGAAATACCCGTAGAATCAAAATTAGAACTAGAAACCAATGTAATAGATGCTTTATCAGAAATTGTGTCTAGAATGAGAAAATAGCGAATACGTTTTATTAATGGAAAATGAATACTAATGCCTTGGCTCTTTGAGCTGGGGCATTGTCTTTTATAGATAAAATTTCATAACTTTGGATAAATATAACATTATGTATAATGGCTAATATAGCAATTAAGGATGCGCACGACTTCATTCGCTCCATTATAAAGAAGAATAAAGGAGGATTTGTTAGTCCAGGAGATATAGATATCGCTATTAATCGCGGCGTATCTGACTGGATGAATGCTGCATTATATAAATTCCAACGAACAGGTAAGTTTGATTATGACCATTTGTTGGTTAAAAAGAAGATATATACTGTAAGTAGCTCTACTTCTATCCAAAGCATTGCACAAGACGATTACGTTCAGGCTTTAACTATATTTATTAAAGATGGAACTAACTCGCCTAAAGAGGGGACAATATATGACTGGGATAGATTCTTAGAAATTAAGAATAGTGCTATTTTGGCGCCAAACACTATTTATCCTGCTGCAACGGTATTCGTTCAAGAGGAAAGCTCTGTTAATGTGCCTAAAATTGAATTTGCACCTGTGCCTACATCAGGAACTTATGAGTACACATTAGTGTATATGAGACGTCCTAAAAAGGGAGTTTATGCTTTTGATTCAAGTAATGGAAACTTTACTTACAAGATATCAGGAAGCGTAGATATTGATATTGATGAAAGATATTTTTCTGATATTACAACTCGTGCATTAATGTACTTAGGTATATCATTAAAAGATGCAGACGTGGCTTCTACTGAGGCAATGAAAGATAATAATCAGAAAGTAGACGAAAGGTAATAAGTTATGACTAAGACAATTTTAGCTGAACAGATACAGCGCCTTTACGCTAGATTCCTAGATAAAGACAACCCGTCTGACGTAATTGATTTAAGAGAGGTTATTTTGCTTGTAGGTCAGAGTATCAACAAGGTGCTTAAGCTGCAGGTAGCTGAATCTTTTAAAGCAGGTATGATTGACGTGCCTAAGTGTAACTTAATTGAGTACACTTGCCCTGTTACAGCTGAAACAGGAAATGCTCGTGCTTATATTACATTACCTGTTATCCCTTTAAATTTACCAATGGATATGGGCATTTGGTCTATTGCTGCAGCTACTGGCGCAATGACTCCTTATATCCCAATTCCCGCACAAGATGTATTAGTATTCCAGGGGGCAAACCTTATCTACTTAGAGGGAAAGACTGGGTATTATTTGCAAGGTAAAAAGGTTTATTTTACTAAGAATATTACAACTACGCCTAATGGTACAGTTACGTCCGTTATTGTCAATTTGCTAACAATGGACTTAAGTCAATTTGGAGATAATGATGTGCTACCAATTTCGCCAGAAGTTGAATCAGCAATCATTTCAGATGTTTTAGAAACAATTAGCAACGGTCGTGTATCTCAGGCGGAAATTGCTGGTAAACAACAACAATAATGAAGACAAAGAGTTTAGACGTTATCGTAAGAGATACTTTGTTAGATAACGGTTTGCCGTTACACTATTATACTCGATATTTACATCACGGACTACGATGCTTAGATGAATTATCTCTTGACTTTGATATGGGCAATATTAAGACTGTTGTTCTTAGTGTTACTGATTATCGTCGGGCTATTCTCCCTAGCGACTTTGTTGACATTGTGGATTTATCTGGAAAGCACGGCGAGCGTCTTCTCCCATTAGAAAGAGTTCGCAATCTTAACAAACTGTATAACAGAGATACTGAGGGTAATAAAATTCCTTATCCAGCTGAACAATCAGTTAATTATGATGCTGAATTTAACTACAACTTAATTAGTGGTGGTGCGACTATGAACTCCAGAGGAGAGTTAATTGGTCGCTTCTATGGTCGTCAAAGAAATCCTTTGATGACATATGATATTGACACTGTTAATTCGGAGCTAGTATTTAGCAATACAATGGATTTAATTGAGGTTACATTAACTTATATAACTTCAGCGGTATCTCGTTCTACAGCCAATGTAGTTACTCCTTATGCGACAGATGTTATTAGCAAGTATATTACTATGATGGCAGCTAAGGCAGAGGGTTCTACTCTTGGCAAGTATCAATTAGCACAACAGGATTATCAAAACGCAAGACGCGTATTTAGAGCAAGAATGAATTCAATGGACTTCGCAGAAATGATTGGTTTAATCAGAAGCGGTATCCACGGTGCACTTAAAAACTAATTAACATAATGGCTAAAGTATCTTTAAAAGCTACAGGCGGATTAAATAAAGATGTAGACTTGAATTTATTGCCAGAGGGCGATTATTCAGATGCAACTAATATAATCTTTGATTCAGGTAAAACGGGTGGTGCTGGAGCGATTAAAATGCTTGAGTCTATTACTGCTGCGGGGATAGATTTTTCTACTCATACAATTAAAGATACACACCAATCTGCAGACGGACAGATTTATGTTCTAACAGTAAGTAGCGCTACAGCGTATATTTATAGAATTCCTACAACGTTAGATTCTAAAACATTAATTTTAAGCTATCCACATAGTGTAAGCACAGATTTTGCGCCAGATATTAAAGTATTAGACAATTGTATTATCTGGAATTATCACGCGAATGGCACTCCATTAATGTTTTCATTAGATGGTTGGACAACTGCTGTAACTCCTGCAATTGGAGATTTAACATTAGTTAAAAGAACTCCTAATAATGTGTTTACTGTAAGTAAAACAGTGAGTACCCCAGAGGCTGGATTGGAGTTCTTAGAAACAAATGACTTTCAATTTTGTGGCAGATATCAATACAAGTCAGGCGAGTATTCGGCAATGAGCGCTTACTCTCAAATGTATAAAGCTGAGGTAGGCGTAACAGATTACGCATTTACTTATTCTTTTTCAGGAGCGCCTGCTAATGCAGAGTATTTTGAGCTATATGGAAGAATTGGCAATGCAGGTATTTGGAGACGAATAGATACTGCTAAAATTGGAACTGATACAAGTTTTTCTTGGACAGGTCAAATCTATGAAAGCTTAGACATAGTAACCACTGCTAAGCCATTTGATGCCGTTCCTATTAGCGCTAAACATATTGAGATTGCAAAGAATCGCGTATTTTTAGCCAACATTGTAGATGATTACGATATTTCTTCTGCAAACTTAGACTTTACTATTACCAAACTAGCTGGCAACGGATATGAGCCATCTACAACAAGTGGTACATATGGAAGTTATTTATCCTCTAGCAATTTTGCTGAGGCAGCACTTAGCAGCAAGGAATCCACATCAGTAGCTTACTATAAACCATTTTCAAATAACTCTATTTATGGTATTGGATTAGCCTACTATGATGAGGCTATGAAGACGCGTGGCGTTGAGAAATACGTTAAGTTTAATACAGGTAAGTTTGCTTACCCAATATTGCCGACAATTAGAGTTGCGCTTGGGTCTACTTGGGCAAAGCCATCTTGGGCAAAGTATGCACAATTAGTATATACCAAGAATATTTCTAAATCATATGTTTATGAGGGATATGCTAGTAATGTCTTTTTTGAGTTAACTACTTTAACTACTTTGCCTACAACAAAAGCTGTTACGGAGATTACAACTATTACTCAGTCGCTAACCGATAAGCAAGTTAAGAATGTTAAATTCTTAGTGGTTGATTTAATGGGTATGTTTAGAGCGGGGAATATCTATAACTTTTCAGAAGACGATAGAATTTCTATTAATACACCTAACGGCTTACTTGACCTTAAAATAGAAAGCCAGAACGATAACTTCCTTTATTGCAAATATGACAAAGGAGTTATGAGTAATCCAGTTATCCCAGTCGCGAAGAGCTTATACTTTGAGATTTATACCCCTAAGCAAGTCCCAGAAGATGAGTCACTGTTGTTCTATGAGTATGGAAACTTAATGGATATTAGCGGATGGGCTTCATCTACTAATAAAGACATTTCAGGAGATGGCACATTAGGCACGAATAAATTATTAGGAGATATGGTATTCTCTAAAATTGACTTACCTGTTTATTCTACTGCGCCATTTATATATACCAAGTATAAGTCGAATCCAAAAGAATATATTCAAAACGCAACTACTACCGCAAATATTGCTACGTTTTCGATGCAGTCTTCATCAGCTGGACCATCAACCACTATCTCTGATGTTGTTCAAGTTCCTTTTTTTACTTCATTTGTAGTCGATGCTAATCAAGATGGAGCTACAATTATTACAAGTGATGGAATAGAGGGAAGTACAGGTCCTCAGCTTAAAATATTAGGATATTACGATTCTGCAGACCAAGAAGTAGGTGCTAATAAACTAACCCTCACATATCGTATTAAAAAAACTTGGTCTGTAATCAATACTTATGGAAATACTGGCGGATATATAACTTATAGCTTAAGAGCGCAAGTATATAAAATGTCATATAATGTTGCAACAGAAACATATGGTGCTGGGGTAGCATTTGGTACAATAAAAACTTTAGCCGAGGGCAATCTTGAAACAGCTGGTACATCGAATGATGTCTTAGTTCAAGATATTGAGCTTAATTCTAGCGCTGACATTGTAACAGATGATAAGTTTTATGTAGAACTTACATTAGTATTTGATTCTTATGGACCCATTGCTGCTGCACAAATTAGTTTTACAGCATCAGATGGATATCCTGCTATTCAGTTTACTTTAAACGGAGACAGAATAGCCCCTACTACAGAGACGACATATAATCCATCTGCTATTATTTCAGGAACAACTGCAAAATTAGTTAGAAGAGCTTCATCTACAGCTACATCAAGACAATTCTGGAACACATCAGCTGGCAAGCCAACTGTTCTTGTGTCTAAGAATCTTAACCCAACTGGCAGAAAGAATACAATCCGATATGGAGGTAATTATGTGGCAGGAACTAAGATAAACAACCTTAGCTCATTCTTTGCTTTAGATAGCGCAGATGTACCTGTGGAAAATGGAGAAATTATATCATTGCAAAGAGCATCAAGGCTGCAAGGCAATGGAACGATGTTGCTTGCGTTATGTCAAAACGAATCTGCCTATGTTTTATTAGGAGAGCAAGAATTGACACAGGGAAATAACCAGGGTATCCTATCTATTTCATCCAATGTTATTGGTACTATTCGTAATCTTGGTTATAACTATGGATTACAAGACAAGCAATCTGCCTTTAATTACAAAGGAAATATTTGGTGGTGGGACAATTATAACAAGAAAGTTATCAAATATAACGAACAAGGAATTGAGCTTGTAAGCGATACATATATGCGCTCAGAGTTTCTGACCAAATCAGGTGCTGCTACATTTGCTTTTGACCCATTCTATAATATGTGCTTTGTGTCTATTGGAAGCGAAACGTTCTCTTTAGGATACTCAGACACTTTGAAGCGTTGGATATCTAAGTACACGTTTAAAATAGACCACGCAGAAAGCTACGGAGATAAGATGGTATTGTTTAAAGGCGGTGTAGTTTATAAGTCATTGCAGTCAGGATATAATGCATTCCTAGGGGCTCCTGCTGCCAATTCTGCCATTACTTTTACGCTAAATAGTAGATTGCCAGTTATGCCATTGAACGTGTCTGTGTCGCACAATATGAACGTTATGGACTATACGCAAACAGTAGCTGGTATTTATGACCAAGCTAATATGGTAAAGGCTAATTTGCTTAGTATTGCTATATCTAATGAAAATGGTCAGGCAAGCGCTATTGTTGAATCAAACTTTATAGCAGAGGATAATAGACTATACGCTCACGTCTTAAGGGACACTAGTAATAGCGGAGATATTATATCAGGAAAGTACATTGTTGGCTATCTAAATAATTTTGTTGTATCTTTAAAGGATAAAACTCAGAATATGAGATTAAACTCCTTAGATATAGAAGTACAAGCAGTATCAGGACACTCATAATAATATAAGATATGTTACCATTAATTTTAGGCGCGGCAGGAGGAATTATGAACGTAATTGGAGCCGTTGGCAAAAAGAACGAAGCATTATCTCAAGTGCGCAGTCAACGTCGTTTTGCTGCCGAACAAAGAGATAAACTAAATTCTGGATACGGAGACTTAATGTCTCAGGCAAAAGCTATGCCAACATATCAAGGAGATATTTCACGCTATCAAAAAGTAGAACAGCAAACAGATTTTGCAAAACGTATGGCATCTGGAATGTCGCGTGGAGCTGGAGAACAAATTGCTAGAGACCAGGCTTCTTTAACATCTGCTAATGCATTAGCTGCAGCTACAAGAGGAGCAGGTAGCGGAACTGATATTATGACAGCCGCATTAATATCTCAGCAAGGGGAAAATCAAGCTCAAAATGCTATTAGCGCGCGCGCTTCTGAACAACAAGTTGCAATGCAAAACCAAGCTCAGCAAAATCAATTAGCTGCTTTAGGTCAAACAGCTGCAGCTTCAGCAAGAGAAAGAGGCTTAGAGTTTTCTTCTTTATCTTCTCGGCAAGCAGGTATTATGGGCGTAAGCCAAAATAAACTTCAGGCAGAAATGAATTTAGAGCAACAATTATTTGAGGGAGAGCAAGCTAAAGCGGCTGCAGTAGCTGATGCTCAAAGCTCTATCTTGTCAGGTATTGGGGGAATTGCAAGTGGTTTAGGTACAGGATTAATGGGGATGCAAAACCAAAAAGCAAATATGGATATGCTAAGTAAAATGTATCCTGGAACTAGTACCATAGGCAGCCAAGGGGGTACAAATTGGAACACTGCAGCAAGTTCTCTTTCTTCAGGATTTGGAGGAAGTGCGGCGCCAGTTGCTTCTTCATATTTTAATACAAATATGATGGCGCCAGGAGCAGCAACTCCAACTCCTTATAACTATGGAGTTTCTTCTTCGCCAGGTCCATATGCATCGCCTGCAGCCCCTGCATTTAATATGTTTAGCTTCTTAAAGAAATAATAATGGCAGGATACGTTTATAACCCAGCAGAAAGTATAAGACAAGATTTTCAGCAGACAGGTTCTGCGCTGGGAAACATTTTTACGCAAATTATTCAACAACAGCAGCGTGATTATGCGTTTGCAGAAAACACATTTGCTAATATTGAAGCCCTCAAAAAGGATGTAAATATTTATGGTCAACAAAGTATCTCATCTAAGGCTAACAATTTGTTAAGTAATGCAGGCGCTGCTATAATGAAAAATGGCAAACTTGATTATGATAAAATTGGAGAAATTAGAAGAGCTGTTTCAGATATTAAAGACCTTAAGACAGGCTATGATTTAGCTGCTAAAGAATACGAAAAAGCATTGCAATTAGGTGTTGGTTCAAAAGAAGATTTGTTAAGTTTCCAGAAATATTATGCTGACCTTGGCTCTTTAATGAGTAATGAAAATCTTATTAAAAACCCAAGAGATTTACAAGCTGCGTTTTCTAAGACGTATACTAATAATTTAGATGGTAACAAAAAATTCATTAATACATTTAAGTCAATTGCGCCTTATACTCCTGTCGAAAAACAAATAACAAACACTAAGGGAGGTATTACTGATATAAAAGGAGAAATACCTAAAAACTGGGAAATAGATGAAAATGGTAAAGTTAGTATTCCTAAGACCGTTACCATTACTAACCCAGATGGGACTTCTAGGGTAGTGCCATATGTAGAGCAATTGACAGCAGAAATAAAAGCTAAAGACCCAACTTTAATTCCTTTATTAAGAGAGCAAAGTGGATTTGCGGCAGCTAATGTAACAGATGAGCAAATTGTTGAATTCAACTTAAATAACAAAATTAAGGTAGCTGCTTCGGCAAAAGAAACTAAAAGTAAAGCTCAATTGGATGTTGAAGCTGCACAAGCAAAATCATCTACATTTAAAGCAGAAAAAGAGCCTGTATTATTTAATGCTCAAATAGGTCAAATTAGAGCAAGCACTAGAGTTGCAAATGCTCAGGCTGCAAATGCTGAAGCCCAATTAAAACTATACACTGAGCCTAGAAGTTTAACAGATTATAAAAACTTAGGAATTCAATTCAATCCTGATGGAACTGTAAGATATAATCTTGGAGGAGGAATCCCTACAGATTTAGTTAAAGGAGATAACACTACAATAAAAGTTATAGCATCTGAAATATTTACTAAAAAAAATGGTAAAAAATACTTGAAGTATTACATACCAAACCCATCTAAAGATATTAATGAGCAAATTAACTCTGGATTGCAAGGCTCTGTAGCCAAAGAAATCCCTTTACCAGCTGACTTTGTGAATAGCGAAACATTCGGTAACTTGAAAAACTCTGCAATGGGATATAAAACTGGTAAAAAAGCAGCGATAGCTAACGCATTAAAGTATCTTCCAAATGCAATAGATATGTACACAGCGCCTGCAGCTCCAGCTGCTTCAGCGGTTAGTTTGCCAGGAAGTGTTCCTGCAACTGAGTTTTAATAGATTACCAATATAAGGGCTTAAAATAATACAGACAAAACAATATGGCTAAGAATAGATTAATTAAAAGTTCTCGTGGTAATGGATATGGCATATTAGACGAAGAAACCAATATGGTAACCCCTGTTTCTTTTGATGCTAACAAGTTAATTGAAAGCAAAAAGGGTAACGGATTTGGGATGCAATTTGGAGACGTTGTTGTGCCAGTAGATATCTCAGGATTAGAGAGCAACGATATTAATTTATTTAAAAAAAAAGTCGATACGGTATCATCTTCGGCGAAGCCTTCTACGGCTACGAAACAGGAAGAGGATGGATTTTGGGGCGGTCTTAATGAAACATTCCAACTTTCTTTGCAGAAAATGCTTATATCCACTGTATCTGGTGGAGCTACATTATTAACTAAATTAGTTACAAACCCAATTAAGAATGCTTTGCATCCTGAAGACCAAAAGGATATAAAGCCAATTTTAGACGTGGTAGAAGCGCCTGCACAATGGTTGTCTGAATTTGCGTCTACATACAATGCTTCTATAGCTCCTGACCTTGAAAAAAGCGCAGTAGCAATGGGTCTTAAGCAGGAAAACGTAAGAAAGCCTGTTAATGAATTATTGCGAGAGGATGCAGGTCAAGGATTCTTAAAACTAGGAATTGAGTCTGTAAAACAAATACCTCAATTAATATCAACTGTAGCCGCTGGGGAAACAAAATTAGCTAGATTTGGGGCGGCATCTACAATAGGCTCAACACAAGCAGCTCAAGAAGAATACGAGAAAGACAAAGATGTATCTGGAATAGATGTAATTCAGTCAGGACTAAAAGGGGTTGTCGAGGGTTTAACTGAGATGATTTTTGACGCTGACTTAAAGACTCTTCGTAGTACAGGTGCAGCTATTGCAGATATCACATATGATGGAGCAAAAAGCGCAATCAAAAACCTAATCAAAAGTCAAGGTAGAAAAGAAGCGAAAGATGCAATTATTCGTACTTGGGGAGGTGTTGTAAAACAAGGTCTTAAAGGTATGGCGCAAGAATCCTTAGAAGAGGGTATTGCAAGTGCGGCAGGATTTGTTGTTGATACTATTGACAGCGGCAAATTAGACCAAAAAGATTATGATAGAGCTATAAATGATTTTTATGACTCTATGCTTATTGGTGGATTTATGGGAGGTTCAATTAGTTCGATTGGAGCTTCTGTATCTAAGCAGAACTTAACAAAAGAACAAGAGAGACAAATATCTAAATTACAAGAAGTTGTTGATGACCCATCAATTCCAACAGAAGCGAAACAAGTTGCTAAAGAGAAAATAGATGATATTTACAAATACAACTTTGGACTTGCAAATGACAACTATAAACTAGTTGCAAATCTTCCTGTTGAAGAACGTGTTGAGGTATTAAAACTTACTAACAAAATAGAAGATTATGAGTACGCTAAGTCAATGACTAATAACGAAGACTTGGTTACTACTTTTGATTTAAAGATAGAAGACTTAGATAATAAGAGAAAGGCTATATTTGATGAGTTTGATGCATCAGGAGCAAAAGCTGCTGCTGAAGCTCGTAAGACTCAGTCAGAAAAAGATATAGAAGTAGCTAGTCAATATTATGAAACTTCTGATATGATGAATAGTGTCAATAATGCACTAGCGCCTATTCAAGAAAGATTAAATAATAACAAAGAAATTGACGAGAATGAATTAGATAAATCAGCTGATGAGTTATATACAATTGCTGATAGAGTAGAAAAAGATGAGACCTTAACTCCTGAACAAAAGGCGTTAATTAATGACCCTATATTTGAACAAATACAAAAATTAGACGGATATGAATTTGCAACAAAAACTGATTTTACAGAGGTTACCGAAAGACAAACAACTAAAAGTTCTAGAGAAATTGGAAGAGTTGAAAGGCAAGGAGCAGCCCAATCAGTTGCAAACAGCAGATGGGCAGGAAATGCAGTCACAGTCACTTCAGAAGATGGAACAGTAACCAACACGGTTGCAGAAGTTACTCCGTCGGGAAAAGTTATATTGAAGCCTAAAGTTTCTTTCAATAAAAAAGCTAAAATACGAGACGAACAAAATAAGGCAGCTAAAAATCCTATTGTCATAGATACAAACTTTACTGAATTTGTGGAGAGCAAATTTGATGAGGATGGTAATGTATCAGGTGTTGTATTAAGAGACAACAGAAACAATACGACGTTTGAGGTTAATAATCCTGACTTAGCATTAGACATAGCTTTAAAAGCTAAGCAAGACAAATTAGGCACAGTTTCTGATGCAATATTTGAGCAAGCAGTTACAGAAGAAACCGTTGGAATGGGATTTGATTGGACGACTAAATTGGCAGGCAGAAAAGCGCCAACTGTTAGTCCTACAACACAGCAAACAACTACAACTCAACAAGTTGAGCCTACGACTAATTTAACGCCGCGTCAAGCAGTAGAGGTTGATAGTGAATTTGAACAACGCACAGATAACCCTATATCTAATACATTAGGAGCACAAGTCAAGACTATTATATCTAATGCATACAAGGCATTAACCTCAGTGTCTCCAAACTCTAAGATGATTATCTACGATAACGAAGACTCTATGATTGAGGGCTTGGTTAACGAGGGTGTAAGCCGCGAAAGAGCTATCGAGGTATCTTTGGGTGCTGGAGGATTATTTAACCCAGCTACGGGCAACGTACACATTAATAAGTCATCTAAAGATTCGGCGGGTAATATCATTAATACCTTAACTGGGACAACACTTCCACACGAAGTAACTCACGCGGTATTATTGCCTTTAGCTAAGCAAAACCCTAAAGAATTTGCTAATATGGTAGAGAGAATCCTACCATTTATACCTGAGCCACAACGTTCTAGATTGCAAGAATTTGCAGGTCAATACGAAGAAGATGGCGTAGATATGCAGGCAGAAGAATTCTTGTCTGAATTAGCGGGTATGTTAACGAAAGGAGACGTTAAGTTTACTCCTAGTAGATTGCACAAAATAAGAATGGCTATTAAAGAGTTCATTCAAAAAGTAGCGAAGAAAATGAATAACCAGCCATTAATGAAATTGGCTGATAAATTATTCCCAGAATCTTCGTCTGCTCAAGAAGATATGAAATTCTTTACTGACTTAGCTAGGTCAATACAGTCGGGTAAAAGTATTGATGTATCTAGAATAGAGAAATTAATTGGGAATACTGAAGCAAATCAAGAGGTTACAGGATTTAGGCAGCAAAAAATTACATCTGTTAAAAACATTGATGTAAAGGAAATTAGAACATTATCAAGAGCAGGCAATAGAGTCTCTAAGGGATTATCTGTATCTACCAAGAATGGTAAAAAAGTAGTTCAAGAGGCAGAAGATTTATCATTAGAATATGTGAAAGCTAATGCTCCAGAATTATTTATTGCCAACTCAAATATCATAGCAAACTATCCTTTAGTTTCAGGCATTGTTAATAAAAGCAACATTACAACAATTGAAGATGCTCAAGAAGTATATGATGTTTTTTCAAGAGAAGTTGCTAACAATCTTGAGTATTTAATGGAGAACTTTAATGAAAACTACAAAGAGGTTTCTACTTTGTGGTATGATGGTGCAAATATTTTAGCCCAAGATTTATCTAAAAAATATGGGATAACTAAAGAACAAGTTGCAGGTGTTATGGCTTCATTGTCTCCTCAAAAAGACTGGTATCAAAACGTGAGGTTGGCTGAAATGGTATTAATGGCTCACGAAGCTAATCCAGTAATGAGTAAGGAGATGGTTGAAAAGCAGAAATTAATTGCTAAAGAAGGATTAACTCCAGTAAAAAGAGAAGTTAATAAATCAAAGAAAGCATACGAAGCGGCTAAAAAGAATGTTGAACTAGTTTCTGAAAATAAAGAATCCACAAAACAAGATATTACTGCTGCTAAACAAGTTTTAAAAGATAGTAAAGAAAAATTGCGTTCTGCTAATGATAAATATAATAAAAATCTAGATAACTCAAACAGAGTAATTGATTCAATAGCAGAGTTAACGGGAAAAAGAATGTATGATGTCCCTGATGAAATGAAAGGATATTATACACGTCTTTGGAACGAAGTTAATGTAACAAAAGATTATGATGTACTACGTCCAGATGGTCAGGTAATGGGTCTTGCCGTAAAAAATGATGGAGAAAAAGCTAAGGTAGCCTGGGGTTCTTATACAGAGATTAACAAAGCTAACGCTATCTATTTAGATGGTAGCCAAGAGAATATTACTAGGTCACTTGGCGAAATGCACAAGATTAGGAATTTCTATAATAACATCATAGACCCTATGTCTAAAGACCAAGATGTTACAATGGATACTCACGCGATTGCTGCTGCATTATTAATGCCGTTGTCTGGAAATTCAAAACAAGTAGGGCAAAATTTTGGCACAGGGACTAAGAATTCTTCTCCATTGGGAATAAAAGGATTATATTACGCTTATGCAGAAGGCTATAAGTTAGCCGCAAAAGAAACTGATTTATTGCCAAGACAAGTGCAAAGTATTACTTGGGAAGCTATTCGTGGATTATTTACAGCAACGTTTAAAAACAGCAAACAAAACGTAGCTAAAGTAGAGAGTATTTGGAATAATTACGCAAACAATAAAATATCAATAGATGAAGCAAGAAAACAAATCGATGAATTTGCAGGAGGAATCAAAGACCCAACTTGGGCAAAACCTGTTCAAGAAGGGGGTACAGAAAATACTCAACAAGGAGATGTCGGAAGAGGAGTTGATGGAGCTGGACAAGGTGTTGTCGGGGAATCCACAAGAGGTGGATTAAAACAACAAAAAGTACCTAACGCAACTCAGGCGTCCAAGAAAGCTTTTGAACAGAAAAGAAAGTTTGATATTAAGAAGTTTCCAACTGAAGTACAGAAATGGCTATTTGACAGACAAATAAACATTAGACGCGCTTTAGCAGATGCTGATATGGAGTTCTCTTTATACGCTTTAGTTAATAAAGCGGGGGCAGCTCCATTAGCAAACTTTAAGTTCCAAGGAATATTTAAGGACATCTATTCTGATTTGACAAAAGAAGAGGTGGCTAGATTAGATGACTTTGTCTTCTTGCGCCGTGTAGCTGCTATTGATGCAAACTTTGACAATCAAAGAAACTTACTTCTTCAGAAAATCAAGGATTTATTAGACCTTAGAAAGATTGCTGAAACAAAAGAGGAAATATCGGCTATTGACAAAGAAATTAAAGATTTAAAAGAGAAAGCGGCTACTAAAAATAGACCAGACCACCCTACCCATACAGATGTAAATGGAAAGGATGTAACTACTAACAAAGAGTCGGCTGAAAAAACATTGGCTGACTACAAGAAATCTTTAGGAGATGAGGCGTATAACAAGATATACGATAAGTCAAATAAGTATTTCAGTACATTCTCTGACCTTTTAAAGTATAAGTACGATAACGGACTTATTACTAAAGAGGAATATGATATGTACAAGGACTATAACTATAGCCCGCGTAAATTCTTTGAACATATGTTTGGCGATACCAATGCTAATCTATATGCTAATAGAGGTGTAACTTTAAATCAAGATGAAATAAAGGGTATTAAAGATGGAAGTTTAGATTACCTAGAGACTGATTCTATGAAACTATTGCACTCAGCAATGGTGGCTACAGAACATAAGGTAATGACTAACAAAGCTTTACAAACTTTCTTCCAAGAGGGTGCTGGAAAGAACTTGCCATTCTTTAAAGAATTAAACTACGAAAGACGCGCGGACGGTTCTATTGCAACTAATAAAGATGGTTCATTAAAGTTCAAGGAATCGTCATACGGATTTACTAATATGATATTTAAGGTTAATGGAGTTAACCAAGGATTTCAATTACAGTCAGATTTAGCTAATGAGTTCTCAGATGTAGAGAAATGGAATACAAACCATTCAGCATACAAAATATTAGCTAAAGCGTCAGGAGCGCAAATTTTGAGACAGCTTGCAACAGGTATGAACATTGGATTCTTTATTACCAATATTCCAATTGACTTACTTTCTCAGATTCACTTTAATGATGTGTATAATGGTGGAAGCGTTGGCGTAGCTGGAGAGTATAATAAAGCTATTTCTGGTACGTTATCAACTGCTAAGTCTCTTATTGCAAAGGACAAGGCTACTTCAGCATTAGCGCTAGAATACGCACAGGCAGGTGGTTTAATGATGACCCAGTCTCAGGAGGGAACTTCAAATAGACCCATTCTAAATAAGGTTGAAGAAGCTCTATCTTACCTTGGTAACATATCGGAATTAGCTTCTAAGTTAAATGCTTATAAGTCTGTCAAAGAAAGAGAGATAGCTAAATTCGAAAGCGAAAACAATGGTCAAACTCCAGATGCGGCGGCTATGGAGAAGATTAAGTCTAGGGCTGCTTATGAAGCTAGAGGTGCAATGGATTTCCACAGAGGTGGTCTATTGACTAAATACTTAGATGGTTTTATCCCATACCTTAACGTAGCTTTTCAAGGCACAAGAATAACTGTTGAGTACATTAAAAACAATCCTGTTAAATTCTTTAATAAGATTGCACAGACAGGGCTTGGTGTAATGGCGCTTACAATATATAATATGATGGTCGCTGGAGATGAATGGGATAACGATGACTTACAACAAGCAAAAGCAGGTAAGCTATTGGTGTTCTCTCCATTTAAGAACTCGGATGGAACTCATTCGTATGCAGAAATACCTGTGCCAACTGGAGTTAAATCAATATGGAATTTATTCCAAAATATGGGAGAGGGTATGTATTACAAGAACATAGCTAAAACTCCTGAAAAATTGAATGGCGTATTAGCTAAAACTTTCCAAGAAGATTTGGCTATGATGTTGCCTAAGTTTACTACAATGATGCCTCCATCTGCTAAGGCTATTTATGAGTATGCGGCAAACAAGAATCTTTGGACAGGAAGAGATGTTAATTACGAAGTTGTCAACACTAAAGACGAGGGAAGATTTAATGAGAATGTTCTTGGGTTCTACAAGATGATGGCTAAGGTTGCTGACAACGTTGGGTTAGAGGTATCTCCTGCTAGAACACAAAAAGCTGTTGAAGATATGATAACTAATCCGCACACTAACATTGCAGTTGGTTTAGCATATACTATGATGGATAAGTTTGTGAACTTAATACCTCAGTCATTAGGTGGATTATCTCCAAAAGAACAGTCTAAATATGCTGGTCAGAAAATAGGAGACTTTGCAGTACAGCCAGTTTCGGATTTATTAGGTAGAGCAACGGGTACTACTGATAAAAAGAATAATGGAAAGTACATTAATGTACAGGATATTGTTGAGCAAGAAAACAAAAATGTAGGTTCATTCAGACAAGAAATTAAGTATGACCTACAGAAAATGGCTGAGGATAAAACTCCTATGAAAGAAGCTGTTAGTTACATTACTTCTATATCTGATATTGGAGACAAGAAATATGCGGCAAACTATTATAAGGCATTAACTGAGGAAACTTATTTAGCAATCCCAAGTAATAAATTCAGATATGGAGCTATTGCATTTGGTGCAACATCTGATGAATCAAGAGCTAAAGTTCTATACGCGTCATTCCCTAATTTTAACGTATTAGAAAACGAACAAGTGATGCGTGATTTAAAAATAATGGGCATTGCTAATCCAATGACAATGATGTATTATAAGAAAATTTACGAAAACAAAGGTGTTTTAAGAGAAAGATAATATGATAAAGAAAACAGCAGGAGGCTACAAGTTAGTCTCCAAAACAACTGGACGTAACCTAGGAACTGCTAAGACTAAAGCAGGTATAGAAAAACGTGAGAAACAAGTAAATTATTTTAAGTATCTTGCATCGAAAAAGAATAAATAGTTATGGCAAGTTTAATAGAAATGCAAAAAGCCAAGAGGGCTACAGCCTTTGGTAATTTAATGAATGACTACTCTCAGTCGTCTTCAGAAAAAGAATCGGGGGAAAATCCTCAAGAAGAACTATTATGTGAAATGCTAGAAGCATCAGCACAGGCAAAAGTTTTCCATTGGCAAACTTCTTCTTTTGCAGAACACGAGGCATTAGGCGAATTCTATGATGGCTTTAATGGTCTAATGGATAAATTTATTGAGTCATATCAAGGATGTTATGGCAGAATGATGCTAGGTTGCGATATGGAAGTAAAGCCATACACAATGGATGCTCCTGTGACATTCTTAGAATCATTTAAGTCTTATATTGCTGGAGAAGCTAGAATGTTAGTAATTGGCAATTCAGCCTTAACAAATATCTTAGATGAAATTAATGGATTAGTAGACCAAACTATTTACCGTTTAACTTTTACTTTTAAGTAATATGAAGAATGGGTTATACGCTAATATTCACGCTAAGCAAGAACGAATTAAAGCTGGTTCTGGAGAAAAAATGAGAACACCTGGTTCAAAAGGTGCTCCAACGGCTAAAGCGTTTAAGCAGTCAGCTAAAACAGCTAAAAAGAAATGATTAACGATTCAATAAAGAATAAGCTAGAAAAGTACAATCTGTCAGGGGTCAATAAACCTAAGAGAAGTACGCATAACGGCAAGTCTCATATTGTCTTAGCTAAAGATGGAGACCAAGTTAAACTTATTCGTTTTGGGCAAGCAGGTGTTAAGACTAACCAGACTGCAGGTCAGCGTGAAGCGTTTAAGTCTCGCCACGCAAAGAACATTGCCAAAGGTAAAATGAGTGCCGCCTATTGGGCAAATAAAGTAAAATGGTCTCCAAGTAAAACAGCATCTCCATCTAAAAAATGGGTTAAAGGTTCATAATATGTTATCTAATCTATCAGATTTATTATTAAATCGCGTATCTCCTGACCCAGTTCAGCCAGCGGCTACATCGCAGACTTCAATGGTGGCTATGTCGCCTCAATCGCAAGGTCAGGCGTCTGTCCCACAGCAGGCTCAATACTTACAGCCACCTCAGTCAGGTAAAGGGAATAAGGTTGTTAAGCAGCCAGCTGTTGCGCAATCTAATGAACAAAATAAAGCTCTGTATTTAAACTCTGCTACAGATGGCAAACCAACTAAGACTCCGCAAGCAGTATTGGATTGGTTAAATCAAATGGAGAATAATACTGGATATTATGCAGAACAGCCAACAGAAGAAATTAAATATGTTTCTCCAAAAAGTAAGCATTTAATAAACAATCCAGGACCTATTTGGACGGAGTATAAAACAGCAGTAGGTGGCGCAAAAATATTAGAGGGAATGAGGCTTCCCGATGGTTCAATTGACAGAAGTCATCCTGACGTAGGTATGGTTGATTATGAAACATCATTAAATCCAAGCGGAGCTATTCCTGACAAAACAATAAGGAGTCGAGCTTTAAAAAATGAAAAAGGTAATTGGGTATATAGAAATCCTGTTAATCCAAATAAAACTCACGAATATATAAGAAGTGGAGATTTGCCTGAAGAAGTGCAGTATTTGACACAGGTAGCTAAAGGTTCAGGCTGGAATATGGCTGGCGTAGATGAATTTTCTATGACACCAGAACAAAGAGCGGCTATACAAGCTAAACAAGATGAGTGGGCTAGGAGGTCAGCTGAAGCACAGAAAGCTAAGAATAGCAAACCTGTTAAAAAATAGGATTGAATCCTGACAAACTCCATATACGACAATGTCCAATATGCCAAAAAGAACTGGCATACAGCGAAGTGTCTGAAAGGAATAGAGGATTAAAGAAAGGAACTCCCTGTAGGACTTGTTCTAACCATTTGAGAGGGCTTAATAATTACCACGAAGATATACCTGCCGCTTGGTACAATGGAAAGGTTAGGCGGGCAACACAGAGAGGTTACGATTTCACGATTACAATAGAACAAATTTGGGACATCTACATTGCGCAAGATAAAGTCTGCGCTTTGTCTGGTGTCCCAATTGCATTTAATGACACTGCGTCTTTGGACAGGATTGATAATGCAGTAGGATATGTGCGCGAGAATATACAGATAGTTCACAAAGACGTTAACTATATGAAATATATCTACTCTCAGGATTACTTCATAAAAATGTGTAACTTAGTGGCTTCAAAACATAAAGTTGATAGTGATGAAAAAGAGCGCTAAATATTACGCCGCTAATCCAGAATCTAAGGCTAAGAAAGATGCCTACAATAAAGAGTTTAATCGCAAGCCAGAACAACGCGCTAAGAGAGCAGAGTTAGTAAAGGTTAATCGCGAGCGAGGTACATACGGAAACGGAGATGGCAAGGATATGTCACACACCTCAAAAGGTATAGTAATGAAAAAAGCCTCCGTTAATAGAGGCTCTAAATCAGATACTGCAGGAGATAAGCGCGCAAGAGGGGGCAAATAATCATTTAGCCACCTCCTCTTCTTCTCCTAAGAAATCTTCTCCTTTGTAATCAGGGTGGTTTTTTTGCATATAGTCTATGCCTTTAACCCAGTTGTATACGACTATAAATAATACAGCCATTGTAATTAAGAATATTGTTGCTGATGTCATTGTAGTAAGGTTGATTCGTAAATAACTTTTTTATCTAATCCTTCTTTCTTAGGCTTCTCGTATATTTTCAGAACATCTAATGCCTTAACAAAGTACGCATTAAAGGAATTGTCATCCTCAATAGAAACAAGCGCTAGGAAGTCTTTATTAGAGGGGCTAATTGTAACGGGGTCATTGGGTTGGAATACCCAGCTTATAGGGTAAACTCCCATTGCAACACAAGACTTGACGTGAATCTTAACATCCCCTGCTGTAATGTCGGCGTCATATGATTTTTTGTTAGCAGAATATATCATAATGTCAGGGAATGTAGCGTCTTTACCATCTCGTTGTAGGTAATTCCATACAGCAAATTCAGCCATCTTGCCTATATAGATATCAGATATTACTTTTTTAACATCTGATTGATTTCGCTGTTTATATTTATCAAGATTAGTATAGAAGACTTCCTTTGAAAATATATCCGATAGCTTTTCTTGGTAAGTATCAGGCGCGATAAGCTTTAGTTTCTTTAGTTGCATAGGATAGGATGTGAACTGTTAACTTGTAATGCTTCTTACCTAGATTTTCATCTGGGTAAATTTGAATACCTTTGCAGAATTTTTTGGAGTCATCTACAATGTAGTGTGCTTTCTTCATAGTATCCTCTAGAATCTTAATCATAGGCACGGTATTACTGGCGTCTAAGCGACTATTGAAGTACATTGTTATAATATACTTGTCTATCTTTTTTGTGCGCTTAGGAAGCAACTTAAGGAAGAGGTTAGCCCAGAACTCTTTTTCTTTGTTACGGAAAGACCAGTGTCTATTCGCGTACCATTTGTTAAGAGATAAGTCAACCCCCTCCCACTCTATTTGAATTGTTGCAATCTCTTCGTCTATTACCATTAGTGGATTCTTAGTGTCTTTTCTCCAACAGTTAAGTTGACGTCGAGATTAATTGGATGACCATTAGCAGACAAGTTTCTAACCATCTTACCTAGGAGATTAAATCCTATGCCACGTTGGTTGTTCTCTAGTCCTGATATCTGCTGAACGGTATTGAATCCCGCCTCTCTAGCAAATACCGCCTGAGTCATTCCTAGTTCAGTTCTAATCTCTTTTATTATATTTATCATCTTCTTTCTCTTTGGCGAACTTAGCCTTAGCTGAGTCTATCTTTTGTCGGTGTAGGTTATAAAGCTGAGCGCCTATGTTATCCCACACCTGGTTAAAGTTTCTATTTTCCATTACGATAAGGTTACTCTAATTGATGTTGAACTTGATTTAGCTGGAGGAAAGTATTCTACTGCCTCTCCTGTTTCTTCGTCTACAACTGTAGTCTTAGACTTAAGTGTCTTAGCAAATGCTTCGATATCTTTTAGTCTTTTAGATTCGGCATCTACTCTAGCCTTTTGGGTAGCCCAAGCAGATGATGCTGAGAAGTCCCATTTAACGCCAGCTTCAACAGCCTTAACAGTTGTTCCTAGTACGTCAGTTTCGTTTCTTTCGTATGACTCTAGTTCCGTAATCGCAAAGTCTTTCAGACCTTTCTCTAATTCTTCTAGCAAAAATATGTATTTTCTACACAATGCTAAATCCTTTAGAGGTTCTCCGCCATTGTAAGCCATATCCTCAAGATATTGGCTCACAATGTTTGTCATTTCTCGTTTGTCAGCGGAGACAATCGTACTTTTCTTTAGAGTTGCTAGTTCGTTCATCTTAGAAAGGAAGTTCGCTTGAAGCATCTTCGAATGCAGTTGTAGGGAAGTCATCTTTAGGCGCAAAGATAGACTCAGCGGTGTGACTCTGAACTTCTTCAGCAGACGAAGCTGAGTTAGCCTTGCGCGCTTTAAAGTAGTCAACTAAGTTGTCGTAATTCTTGTCTGAAGCTTCACTTACTGAAGAGTCGATATCATTACCAATAGTAAATACAGGCACACTATACTTAACAGAACCTTTCTTCTCATCAGATGCTGAAAGAACATTGATGTAGTTACCTAAGAATTGCTTGCGATTCTCCTTAGAAAAGTTAGACCACGTCATTAAAGCCGCTCCTTTAAATGAAAAGTTAACTACCTCTCCACCTAATTCTGCGTACAAGCTAACGTAATAATCGCCTCCTGACGAGTTAACTTTGCCTTTGATGTCTTGGTATAAGCCTGAAGCAATTTCGCCTCCCTTAAACGCACGAACCGTGAATGGTTCAGTCTTTGTAGACTTCACTTCATTAGAGTAAATGCCTGACCCTGAGCCATCGTGCCATCCTTTGATGGTAGCCATTTCATCGTAGTGAATAAACTTTACAGGCAATGAAAGTTTCTTGTTTTCTTTTGCCTCTTTGTCCCAATAAGTAAAACACTTGTCATTAGAAGACCAAGATAAATACTTCTTAACTGGGGATTGCGCTGTTGTAGCGTATGCATCTGAACGTGCCATATTTTATTTGTTTGGTTTAATAGTTAATAATTTCTTCAGGTTGTTCGAATTGAGTAAGGAAGACTGCCTTGTTTGTTAGGCGATTAATTCTTCTTTCAATTCTGGACTTAAGTGCACCTCTTCTGGTGTAACTGTTGGGGTCGGTTGCGAGTACCTCAGCCTTGCTGACTACGTCGCTGTAGCGAATTTTTCTCATTGTTTGATTGATTTCTTTGACAAATATACGGGATTGATTTTTATAAAACAAATAGTTTACAATAAAAAAAAGGTAGCCCGTAAAACAGACTACCTTTCGCACACACACTTATGAAATCAAATCAACAACTATGGCTTTTTGCTTGGTTGGGTAACGTATTTGTATGTAACAAATTCCGCGCCATCGTAAAATTTGACTTCAGATTCTGACTTAGTGTCACTGCGGTGTGCTTCTAACTCTTCTTCTAACTTAATAATATCTTTCTTTAATCTTGTAAGATAGACTAATCCATCCATTAATTCTTCTCTAAGGTGTTGTGCCCAGTCGGCTACAGATAGGTCTGTTCTGTCCATATCTGTGCCATACTTGTTATAGCCTTTCTCAGCCCTTTCTCCAAACTCTTTAATGATTTCAAAAACTACGCTATCTGTAAACGTAGTGGTCTGTTCTACTTCACTATTTTTCAACTCCATATTCTCTAAAAATTGCTGATACTCTGGTTGCACATTCTATTTTTTTATTCTCTTCTAGTAGCTCCATATTTAAAGCTATATCATATAGATAATCAGCTTGCACTGAGCAATCTACAAACTGCTCGACTAGCGCCTCTATGTTTTCGCTATTGTTTAGCTTTATCAAAAAGTCAACTTGACCCTCTAATTCTTTTACAAGCAGGTTGGTGTACTGCTTTACTTTCTGATAATGAAAGTTAGATGGAACAACTTTCTCGTCTATAAAGTCTCTAAGCGACTGACACTTAGCATAATAGGCGACCATATCTCTGACTTCTTGGTCATTAAGTGCTCTTGTTTTTTTCACGTTGTTGTTTGGTTTATGTATGATTGTATAGTTCGCAGGTCAATTATACCGCCGTTGTTTCTAAAGAACTTAAATATATTCCAAGCGGATATACCTAGCATATGAGCCTCTTCAATAAACATCTTACGGGCTTTTAATACCCATAGCCACTTGCCCTCTTTGTAGAATTTATTTAGTAGCTCTTTGTTATATTTACCTGAGAAACGCTTAATCTTCTTTCTAATCAAATCATTCAAGTAAGCTTCGTTATCCCACATTTCTTTTTTGCGCAGGTAAATCTTGTTTCGTTCATTTCGTTTGTGAAGATGAAAGAATCCATTAGTTGTCATTTCAACTAGGTGTGGATACCCACATTTCTCACATCGGAATGTTCTATCAAGGCATCTCCTTACAATTCTTAACTCGTGTGGATTGTGACATTCTCTACAGTCTGTTCGGTGGAAATCTATTTTAGGCATTAGTCCCAGTCAGTGTCAACAAACAAAGGCGATTCAGCGCCTAGCCCACCTCTTACATTAAATTCAAAGTAGTCAATAGCATCATCTACAGACATACCATCTTTTACTAAAACTTCAATGCACATAGGCACAGAATAAACCAACTTCATTTGTTGTTGTTCTAAACCAATGATAGCATCATCGAATCCATCTGCTTTAATTAACTGAGTTTCTTCGTTAAAGTATTCAAGTATTTTATCTATCATAATCACATCTTTGAGGATAATCGTCCAATAACTTCATTAACAATATCTTCAGTCAACTGCTCTTTATCTGATACAATAGACTTATTTTTTTCAGCCATACTTACTTTCTTAAGTAGCCACTGCAGTTCGTCTATTCTAGTCTTATACTCGTCACAACGTTCTTCGCTGACATACTTAGTCAATTTCTCGTGATTCGCTTCTTTGAGTTTAGCCCGCATATTATTCATACGGTCTAGTATTATTTTCTTTATCATATATCTTTAAAAAATTGCTGTCTTTCCAGCTGTCAATAGCTAACCTCACACCAACTCATTTAACTATACTTGCTCGGCTCCCTACTAACGATGAGACTTTGCGTTTTGGGTAAAATGGTGTCTAACTTCTTTCAACCTAACTCAAAGATAGGTAAACGTTTTTCTTAAGTCAAATTTTGAGACAAATAAATCTTAAATTCTCTTATCTGCCTGTAAGATGCCTGTTGCGCACGTCCTTTGGCGTGAATTAATCTATTAAGATTAGTCTTAACCATATCAATGTCGCTATGACAAATAACGCCCTGCTTGTACCTTACTTCTTTCGGCTGAATATTCTCTTCAAGATATTTTGTAGCCCACTGTATGGCTTTCTCATAGTTTTCATTCTTTGCATCGTCTGCCATCGTACATCTACCTTATAAAAATACCATTCAAATAATCTAATATGGGGGACAATACCATAGCGCAGTTCTCTAGGAACATCCTGATATTTCTCTGCGCGGTATATGATTCCCCAGAGTTTAAGGTAGTAACCTCTAACTCTCCTGAAGTTGTATCTCTTGAACTGCATCTCTAAATTTGCTGATAGTGGAGGCGTTTGTTTTAGTCCATCCGTGATAGGACAGGTTAGCTTCAATTCTGTCGTTGACCGCTCCAAGTAATCGGTAGCGGTAGTTTCCTGCTTTGTCATAGTAGTTTACTCTAAGTTCGTTGTAGTCAACCACACAAACCTCGCTTGCGTCTGCTGACTTGTAATGCATTAATTTAATCTTCTTCATCTTCGTCGTATGTTAATTGTTTAACTAAGTCTTCCATATACTGCGCTTTCATAGCGACATCTTTGTTGCCATTCCAAAACTCGGAGTAATGTTCGCGAGGGATAGCGTACCATAGGTCTTCATATACGTTCCTCCAGAACACATATGGGTAGAGAAATATTGATTTATTTTCCATACATTTTATTTAAGCGAAAGGTGCGGGCTTTGGTTTTCCGTAATTTACTTCGTAATACTGGGTAGCATCATCGTGAGCTAATATCTGATAGTCTAAATATCCATAATTATAAGCATCCTCAATCTGCTCACGTTCTACAACCAATAATGACTCAATCTTATCTTCAATCATCCTTGGAGTGTCCAAGTCCATTGGGAATGTTTTCCTTGTCCATTCCAATAGTTCTTGCATTGCTGTTTTATTTGCCATTTACAATATCTTTTAATTGTTTCCAAATAGACTCTGACTTTTCTCCCCAGTAATGGTCACATTTACCATCTTTATCGACAGGTGGCGTCAAAAAATAAGCCTGATATTCATCTGCTTTAGCGGTAAACCGATAGCACTTTTCTTTGTGTGGGCAATCTTTGCCACTACATTTACATATATCCATTGCCCAGGTATTTAGCGATTCCTTTTTCTACATCTTCAAACTTCTCAGGATATAACGTAGCCATACTGAAATGACGTCGCTCGTATTCCCATAGTCTATTGCGTCCCGTGATTACAATCATCAGGTAGTGGTTGTTGTCTCCACCATTTTTCAATAACATTATACTGCCTGCATCAGGAACCATATAGTAAAGATACCCAAGCTCAGTGATATACCTCTTGGTCTTATTAAAAAGCAATAATTTACTCCGCGTCATAGTCGTACTTGAGTAAGAATAGGTTTATGATATTCTCATCCATATAAACGTAGTCGTTGTTAGAGAACTTAATTTCTCCATCAAGCATTGTCATCTTATAAGTCTTGATAAACTTGATGAAATCGCCAAGAATTAACTTGGGATTAGATAACTTCTGATTAATAAGGGCTTGCCCTTGCTCGCCGTGGACATAGCCACGATGATACGCACCTCTCAGGGAAATCTTAACCTCCTCTAAGATGTCTTCTAGTTTGTCTTCTAGTACGTCTTTCATTGTTTGGTTGGTTTAAAATTCTTGAACATTAATTCTATTGTACTTTGATAATCCTTACATTCAATTACTTGATAACTTTCATTCTCCTCAAACAACCACACCAAGTACAAGCGACCAATCTTAATGTTGGTATTCTTTTCTATGATGTATTTATATAAATTTAGCTGAAGCGAATACGCTTCGAACTCGCACTCCTCTATAAAAGAGATAGGCGCTTTGAAACGCTTGCGATAGTCCGACTTCATTCGTATCTGCTTGTTGGTCTTGTAGTCCCAAATCTGATACTCTTTAAGTTTCTCATTATAGAACAAACAATCCACCATACCGCCTACTCCTAGCTCAGCATCCCCAATAACCAACTCCATTGCAACTGGCGTTAAAGCGCTAGATGAATCCCGATAGAAATCAAGAAACATTTCCACGCATCTGTCATATCTTTCTTTGATATGGTCTTCGCCGAATTTGTCTATAACGACCTGGGAGTTGTATGGGAATATCTTATTAAACCAATAGTTCTCAGCAAAGTTGTGTACTAGTGTGCCTTTCATACCTGCAAACTCTCGTTTGTAATCCCATTCGGCAAGGACATCTTCAACTGGAATGCCTTGCTTTTCGGCTACTTTCTTAGCCATAAACTTTGAGTTAAACTCAGGCTTAAACTTGCCAACAAAAGCAGTTCCTGATGTAAGTTGTTGGTCTCCAATTAAATAGATATGAGGTTCGTCATAGTATTTAATATGTGAAAACTTCTTGAGTTCTTGGTATACATTCATATTATTATTCATCATCTTCGTCTCTTAGTTCTCCATCGGGATATAAATACATTCCTTCTGAAATGTATATACCACCATCCCAGTTTGGAATCGCCCCCGTTGATAACATATCTTTGTACCAAGAGTCAACTTTGGGTTTTCTTTTTTTAGGAGTCGCTTTTTCTTTAGCTTCCTTTTCTTTGGCTTCAATTGCTTCAATCTCTGCCTTTTCTTCTAAACTTCTAATTGGCATATTAAAATGGTTCTATTTTTACATCGTTATCAAAGTCAACTTCCATCTTAGAAAGGACTGAATTCCTATAGGCTGGCTCTATTGCCGTAAACCTAAACAACTCATCTTCTTCGTCAGCAATTCTATTCGTAGTTACATCACAATACCTAACCACACCACCTGTCATACCATCCCTATTCTTAAGCAATACAAACTCTAGGGTATAATCATTGGGAGGCGTAGGTTGATTATTTGCGCGCGCTTCAGCCTGAGCATAGTAGTATGGTCTATACAGACCGATAACAACAGACGCATCTTGCTCAATGTTACCTGAACTTCTAATGTCAGATAACTGCGGACGCTTGTCTCCCCTACCCTCTACTCCACGCGATAGCTGACTAAGGCAAATGATTGGAATGTTTAGCTTCCTAGTAAGTTTCTGAATCTTATTAGACACAGACGATACCTGACTAAAGTCGTCCTGACCACGCATCTGATTGTCACGAATCAATTGCATATAGTCGATGACTACAATGTCAATTTTGTTCTTGCGACATTCTGTTGTCAATACCATCGATAGGTAGTTGATGTCTCGATTATCTGAATCGTAAAAGAATATAGGCAATCGCTTAAGTTCTCTAGCATTAGATAATCTAATCTTAGCTACGTCTTCTTGTGTGATACGATTAGCTTTGATATCTGAATACTTGTACTCAGGTGCTTCGGATGAAATGTAACGATACATCAGCGACTCCTTTGGCATCTCTAACGATAGGAATAGCACGCGCTTACCTGACTTAGCGGAGGCTTTGGCAAAATCTAACCCAACGATAGTCTTACCCATAGAGGGACGCGCCGCTACGACAATCATACCCTCCTGCCATCCGCCTAGCGCATAGTTTAACTTCCTAGAACCCGTGTCGATACCTGAAAACTTTACGTTACCTGCATTCAACTCTAACTTGTCCATTACGTTGTCATAAACGTCGCCAAGTGAATACACCTCGCTACTAACATTATCTTCTTCTATACCCGTAATCCCTTGCTCTATGATAGTCTGTATCGTTGTTACATCCTCGCCAGAGTTAAGGGCGAAAGTTATCTCATTAGTTAACTGCTGATAGGAACGTTTCTTTTCATTAGAGCGCAACTCCTGACACGCTGATAACAACTCAATAGTACCCAAAGGCATTAGCGTTAGAATAGATTGCGACTCTTTAGAGCTAAGGTATTCGTTTGCTCCTAAGCGCTTAAAAATATCAAAACGAGTGTACGCCTTGTTATCTAAATAAAACGCAACCATCGCGTTAAATGAGTGGATAAACAAAGGTTCTGTAAACGCTTTCTCTCCTATAATCTTTACCGCATCCTTGACTAGGTGTGGCTTATCAAGTAAGTAGGCAATAACATCTGCCTCTAGCAGTTTGTCGTGGATATGATTCATTATTAAAAGTTGTCTGGTATTATGATTTCAGTTAGTTTATTTGCTGATAGTGGAACTGAAGCAGTAGCGTCGCTAAGAACTTCATCCTCCCATACTCTATGAGTAAGATATCTTTCGGGGTCTTTTCTATATTTTACTTCTCTACTAGCTATGTAACTAGGTAATGCTAAAAATATTGCATCTACTTCTTTTTGTTTTAGCTTAGCCCACTTAGCTTTTGTTTTTTCTTTACCTATGCGTTTATTGTAGATATTCCAAAACTCTTCGAAGCGTTCAATAGAGTTATTATTTTCTTTTTTATTATATTCTTTATTATGTGGTAATGTATTACCAGAGGTATGGTAATCAGTTACCATAGGGGTATGGGAATGTATTACCATAGGGGTAGCCAATCTTATCTCCCTAGATTCTATCTCGTTATTCTCTTTTCTCTTAATGGTACGCGTAATTAATTTCTTAGCCTCAAGGCTTGATAGACACTTTCTTGTCGCTTCAAGTTTCATCCCCAAGGCATCTGTTAGGTATTGGTTACTTGCAAAACAATAACCCTCCCTAGCGGACAAACTATTAAGCAATCCCATCAGATTCTTTTCTGATGCGGTCAAGTCTGTACGCGCCAATAAATCATATGGGATTGTAATAAAATTCATATTGCTTGTGTTAGCTTCTCGTTTACTTCGCTCAAGTCTTTAACTAGACCATCGACTATATATACCAATTTCTCAAATGCCTCCATTTCAGGTGTAGCATACTTAAACAACTGGGAATAAGACTTAATTTCCTGCTCTAGGTGCACTTTTCTTACATTAAGTACCGCACGATGGCACATTATCTCTAGTTCTTCGCAAGTTGGTTGTGTGTTCATAGCAAAAATAAGCCCCCAAACCTTGTTGCGCAGGAAAGGGGGCGGTTCAAGTTGCCTTGAATACCGAATGAGATGACCGCAACTTCAACTCATTCGGTGTAACGATTCAAATGTACAACATTAGTTTTAATTAGTCAACCAATGTGAGATTATTTATATTCATTGTCGGAATACCAATAGTCCTAAACATCTCACGGGGATGCGTAAAGATTAGTGTACGAAAGTCTGCCGTACCCTCAAGGAATACGCCAAAGTCGGATACCAACTTGTTCATTAATCGATACTCTACAAGGTATCTTTGACCTTGGATTAACTTACTTGTATCTATGTTAGGGTTAAACACTTCATAGATTTCTTTTCTTGCACCTGATTCTGTCAAATATGTTCCTAATACTTTTCTCATTATTTCTGTTGTTTAGTTATTGTTAAGTTCTTCATTAAATCTGTCTGCTCTCGCCTCTGTATTAATATGAGGGCTACCTAGCGCATAAATCTCTATGCGCAGTTGCTGTAAGTCTTCAGCACCTAGACCCTTGTTAATTCTATCCTCAATTAATTCATATACCGCTAAGCCCGCGCAATCCTTTGCAGTGTCAAAGTTTGGAATTATCTGATAGTATCTGCGTACTAAGTCTTTAGCTTTTTCGTAAGGTGTCATAATTTATTTGTTTAAAATGATTTCAAAATTTCCTTGGGTTACTACTACCTTGCCATCAATTGATGTAAAGGTTATGCCGTGTCCGTATACTCTAAAGGTGTTCGCGCAATAGGTACTAAACTCGGTTTTAATTGTGTACTTAGCCGTATCACGGGCTAGATACATTGTTAGTGCGACGCCGATTATACATACGACGCCCACTAAAATGATTACTAATTCATTTGATAACTTTCTCATATCTCTACCTCGATTTGTTTAACGATTGTGTTTCCCTTGTAGGTGGATGCATCTTGGTAATCCGTAACGCGCGACGTTAGTAATCCATCGGGCGATTCAATGATATGAACCCACACCTTGCGCGGTCTTTTGACTAGGTAGATTTCGCTAACGCTGACGTTAGTAGCGATGTTACCTCTCCATCCAATGGCATACCCATTTCTGATAGAGATAATCTCAAATGATTGGTCTGAATGGTAATTAATGTAAGCGTCATATAATCCAATCTGATACAACGCGTAATCGAACTCAATTTTTTCTTGATTTTTCATTTTGTTTGGTTTTATAATACAATTAAATAATAAGCTAAGCATATTGTTGAAATGATTAATGCAACCTCTATAAGGTCGACATAGGTGTTTTTAGAATTCATCTTTAGTTCTGATAGTTAATTTAACTGGCGATGGGTTTTGATACTCAGCGGTAGACCCATCTACAACTTCATAAATACTAACCTCGATGTCATCTTCGTAAAGTAAATGGATATCAAATACCTTGCCATTGAACTCAAAGGCATTCCATTCGTCTAATTCCCCATAGGGGATAATTGTCTCGCAGTCAACCTTGTTGACACGGGCATACACACACATCCTTTGCTTGAAAGGATTAATTATCACGTTGAAATGTGTTGCCATTTGCTATAATTTCTAGTAGTTTAAGATTTTCTACATTAGCCTTAGAGGTGTTATCCTCCAAGGCTTTATGCAATTCGTACAATTCGTTAATTAACACGTCGACCAGGTCGTCTGTGTATAACTTTGCTAGGTGCTCCATCTCCCGATATTCTACGGGTGTAATGCGACAATCTAATATCGCATTGATAATTTTTTCGCGTTGGTTGGTCATTATTTGTTGTTGTTTAGTAGCCACATTAGGTGGGCTAAGTCTTCTTGATTCATATGTGTTTAGTCTAGTGCGCTGATAAGCGCTTGAATGTCATCTATTAAAGTAAACTCTTCGTAGAACTCTCCATTAGTTCCGCCATCGGACGTGTACATTCTGTCCGCTAATTTCGTGCGTAATTCTTCTAGCAATCTATCTGCTAGGTCTTTGGTTGCTTGGTGCTTTGTCATAAGGTTATTGTTCATTTATTAATATTTTTAGTTTTGTTAGCATCTCTTCACCGCCATCAAATACACCATTATAGTGTAGCCAATATGCTAGTAAGTCAAAATCCCTTAGTTTCATATTTTTAATGAAATGTTCCTCGTAAGTTTTTTCGGAAAAGTTAATGGCATCTATTTCTGCCATATAATCTGCTAGGTATTGCTTAAGTTTATCTGATTGTCTCATTGCTATTGATTTAAGTTTTCTAAAAAGTCTTCTATGTGGAATTCTATTACCTCCCAATTTACCCCGATATTAGCATCGTGGTTATCGAATACATTCTGCAAGATTTCATCTGCTTGCTCTGCAGTAATTTCTACGCCCATATCTTCTGCGCGCGAGTGCACGTCATTAGTGCTCCATTTGATTGTTATAGTCTTCATATTATTGTTGTGTTAAATTGCTGATAGTGGAATCTGTTGTTGCCATTGTGATTTGATTCTTGGTAGCGTACTTCACTACCCAATCCAT